TTACAAGAAAATATAATAAAGATGGATGTCCAATTGGATTAAAACCATTTGAAAAAATGTTTACTAAAAAAAATCCATGTGGAAAGTCACATGTAGATCATATGCGTAAAATGAAAATATTATCAAAAGAATTATTAAGCAAATTTGCACCAAATAGTATCAAACCGGAAAGCGATTTTTATGATTTTATTAATTATCAATGGTTAAAAGATATTCAGCTTAAAAAACAACAAAAATATATTGTTCAAATTGACGATTTTAGACTAACACAACACAAAGTTTATATGGAACTTAACGATTTAATTTTAGACTACATAAAACATAACGATAACACTCTTTCTAAAAACCTAAAGAATTTTTATAGTTCTGTTATTAATCTAAATCCTAAAAATTATTCACAGAAATTAGCAAAAGAGGATGAAGAATTTGTTACTAATATGATAAGCAAAAATAATCCCTGGGAATTGCTTGCATGTATCAATAAGGACGAAATGATAGCGCATTTTGCACCATTTATATGGAGTTTAAATCCAGACGATAAAGATGTTAAACATTACAGATGTTATTTAGACTCTCATCAATTCATTTTGATAGATTTAAATGTTTATTATGATGACGGAACTGAAGTGGAATACAAAAAAAATTATAGAGCTAAATATAGAAAATATGTAAAAGATATATTTGACACACTTTTAGGTTCAAATGATTATGACCCTGATGATGTATTTAAAGTTGAACAAGAAATATTTAATGCTTTAGGATGCACTGGTATAAAACAAGATGAAGTGAATTTTTACAACAAGGTTTATTGTGACGAAGCTTTAACTAAATATGGTTTTGACTGGAAAGAATTTTCTAAGCATTTGGGATTTAAAAAATCACCAGAATTTTTCATAACAGGTAGTTTAGATTATTTAAAATGTGGGTCAGAATTATTAGTTAAAAATTGGAATTCGCCTAGATGGAAAACATATTGGGTATTTATATTTTTAGCCAGATTGGCTAGAATTACTAAAGATTTGGAGAATATTGTTTTTGAATTTAACGGTAATTTTCAAAGAGGACAAACGTCAATTAATGATACAGATTCAGTTAGTGCATCATTATATATGTCAGTTCCATTTAATACTTTTTTAACAGAACAGTATATAAATAAATATTATAATCCTCGAGCAATGGACTTTGTTAAAATTTTATGTGAAGATTTAAGGGAAGTATTTACTAGAAGAATGAAAAATTGCACTTGGTTGGCTGAATCAACAAAAAAATATGCTCTTAAAAAATTAAAGCATTTTAAATTTATTTATGGTATTCCTGAAAATCTAAGAGAAGATCCCAACCTTAATTATACAGAATTATTATATGATAATATGATAAAAATATACGCATGGAGACATAAAAAGTTTATAGACTTAGAAGGAAAAATGCCTATAGATATGCCTATGATGGATTGGACACAGTATCCAGTTAAAATGACAGGAACACAAGCGTATATAGTAAATGCATCTTATACACCATCTAAAAATGCTATTTATATTAATTTGGGATATATCCAAAAACCATTTGTAGATTTAGATGCAAGAGGTATTGAATATAATTTGGCACATATTGGGTTTACAATTGGTCACGAAATGTCTCATGGGTTTGATGATTCGGGCAGTCGATATGGTTGGGATGGAAATTTATATAATTGGTGGACACCAGAAGATAGAAAAAAATATAAAGCAATACAGAATGATGTAATTAAACAATATGAAGTATTTGCAGCTAGAGATGGAATAAAATTTGACGCATCTATTGGTATAGGTGAAGATTTAGCAGATATTTCAGGTTTATCAATATGTGATGAATATTTAAGAGACTTCCAAGAAAATAATAAAGATGTAGTCCCTATTAGAGAACTTTCATATGAAATTTTTTATGTGTATTTTGCTATACAACAAAAGCAAAAAGTCGGTAAGAAAGCTTTATCAGCACAATTAAAAACTAATCCACACCCATTAGATAAATATAGATGTAATGTTCCTTTATCACGTTCTATTATTTTTAGATCATTGTATAACGTTAAAAAAGGTGATGGGATGTGGTGGCATAATACTAATATAGTTTGGTATTAAAAATTTTTAAATAGTTTTATCAATAACAACTTCTTTTGCGATTTTCTTAATGATTTTATTTTCATTATCAAAATCTTCGTTTCCTGAACCACCCATTGCTTCTATAATAAGTTTATTATATTGGTCTGAATAAGGTGACGATGCTTTACTGCAATCAGGATGAACTTCTTTAAATTGTGGTATTAATACATAATTTTTATTTGCAATTTTTTTTATGGCTTTACGTAGCTTTTGCTTATTTTCGTTTTCTTTTTCCCATTTATCTTCATCTTTAATATACATTACTTCCCTCTTTGAATCACTACAATGAACCGGTCTTTTATGAATATCTAGTGCTTTCAAATTCTTTAAAATAATATTAGAAATACCTTCAACGAAACCTAATTTACCGACATTTTCTAAGTCTGATAATTGAAGTTTAACAGAATCTACGAAATCCATAATATTCATAGCATCTTTACAATGTTCATTTAAAAATACATTAAGATTAAATGTTTTGTTATGCGAGTTTATATTACTATTAGTAATTGAAGATGAAGAATTTTCACACATTTTCATAACCATTTTATTTTGTTCCATAAGTAATTCTTTAAATTCACCATTTTCTTTCATTAAAAATTTAATTATGTCATCTTTATCAATTGATATTTTTTCTTCTTCATCAGTTTCTGTATTTATTATTCCTTGACATTTTTTCTTATGATACCACAATGAATTTCGTGCTTTATATGTTTTGCTACATTTATCGCATATAAATTGTTGGAGATTTTCGGCGACATTTGCTGCATCATTTTGTTCTAAATTGTTCAAAAATGTTCTATTTTTATGTTTTGATGTCAATAAGTGTTTATTATAATCACTTTGTTTACAGCATTTATAGTGACACAATTCACAATTAAAATTTTCGGCGATTTTCGGCGACAAATTCATTCTAAAGTGTTCTATATTAATAGAACAAAAAAATCTCTAAATACTTTTATTTTTAAAAACAAAAAAAATTTATCGTCACAAAGTGAAAATTATTTTTTTGGTACTCAGACGCTAATTTTAAAATATGGTCACACAATTGATTTTTTGCCATAAAATATTTCAACTTTTCAATTTTGGACATTTTTTTTGTCCATTTTTGAAAATCTCAGAAAACTTTCAACTAAAAAAAATGAAATTTTCACTACACGTGAAGGGAACTTTTTTCCCTATATTTTTCACTTTTCTTTACAAAATGTAGTGACCCTCTTTAAGTAGCTTTAAATATAATATATTTTAATTAAATATTTTGATATTTAATTAAACAAATTATCTTTTGTAATGAGTTTTTGATTTTTTTGATTTTGAGTGCTTGCGTTTTTTTGAGTATCTTTTTCTTTTACTTAATAATTTTTTTTTATATTTTTTACCACCCGTTGGTTCTTCTTTGGGAATTTTGCCTTTGTTTTGACAATTAAAGTTATGATGAAACATATTAGCATATTTTACCGGATCTTGCGGAACTAGTGTGCCTGTTTTATTATGGCATATTGGGCATTCATATATTTTTTTGCCTTCTGCATTATTTAAAACTATTGGTGTAAACGTATTGCTTGCTTCAAGAGGTGGTTGGGGTAATGCTGCAGCATAGGATGGAGGTATTGCTGCAGCAGATGGTGGAGGTATTGGCGGCAATGGTTCCATAAATTGAGCCACTTCTTTTACTTGATAATCATCTCCCAAAATATTTTCAACACCAGTTTCAGAGGATTTACCATGATTACTTAATAAATTATGCAAGGCTAAAAGAGTTTTACGATCTTGACAAGAAACTTTTGTAAATTTCAATTTTAAACCTTGAAAAACTTTGTCACCTGTTTCTTGAAATCTAAAAAATGGGTCAGGATCATGTGGTGACCCAGTTGAACCTATTTGTATACATCTGCCTAAATATTGCCCTTGATGACTCCAACATTGATTATCTTCTTTCACTTCTCTCCAACTTATGGTATCCATTATAAATATAGTTTAGATTTTATTTAGTTTCAGTATATTCACATATTTTGCAATATCTTATATTTTTACTTCTATCTGGATCAATGTCTATAGTATCTTCTATAAATTCATGATTACACATTTTAAATATTTTCATAATACATAACGCTCTTAAAATTCGTATATGTTCTTTTTTTTCATAAAAAAATTTTTTATTGTAAGTTTGATTTGATGATACTGTGTCAGTTGTGAAAAAATCTTTTTCTTCTTTTTCGAATTCATCGATTTCTTCAAATATACTAAGTATATTTTCTAAATTGCAAATAATTTTATCGTAAGATTTCTTACAAAATAAATAATAATTTAAACTCATTATTATTTATTATACAATTATTTTTATATTGTTTTAGTTTATGGTTTTTAGTTTATATGTACAAATTGCGCCAAGTTTCTAGACCATCTGACTCCTTCTTTATAAGCTTATCTACAATTTCCTTTGTAACCTTAAATGGAAATTCTACTTTTAGTGCCATTTCACCTTCAAATAAATTTGTTCCTGGCTTCATTAATCTATACAAGTTTAGTTTGGTATAAATAATTTCTAAGCATCGTTTCAAATTTCTTACACCATCTTCTTTATTGCAATGAGTATCAATCATATGACCAATTACATCATTAGGAATTTCAATTTCATCAGAAGTAAACCTAACTTGTTCACGTATTTTTGGTATCAAATAATTATTTGCAATAATTATCTTTTCTTTTGAAATATAACCTTTTGTTTTAATTCTATACATTCTATCTTTCAAAATTGCATTGACTTTATTTTCATCATTGTAACTGAATATAAATAAACATTTACTCAAATCGAAATTAATTTCAGCAAAATATTTATCGTGAAATTGCGAATTTTGAGTGGTGTCTGTTAAATGAGTAAGAATGCCAGCAATCTCTTCACCTCTTGGTGTATCACTTATTTTATCAAGCTCATCAAAATATATTACTGGATTCATACATTTACTATCAATTAAAATCTGAACAATTTTACCCCAAGTGCTACCTTCGTATGTGTAACTATGACCTTCTAAGAAACTGCTATCTGTAGCACCTCCAAGAGCAATAAATGCAAACGGTCTGTTAAGAATTTTACTAATTCCTTCCTTAACTAAACTAGTTTTACCGGTTCCTGGTGGACCATGAATTGCTATTGCGGTTCCAATTGCCTTAGGATTTGTTAATAGCTGGCCCAACATTTGCATAATTTGCATTTTTGCGTCGTTCAACCCATACACTGCATTGTCCAGCGTTTTTTGTGCGGTTTCCATAAATTCATGACATTTTTCAACACCATCATCTATAGAAATAGGTAGACCTTCATGTTTATTAAATGGAATACGCATAAATGTATCAACCCAATTTTTAATTTTATAAAATTCACCACTTCCTGGTTCCATATAACGAAGCGAATTTATTTTTTTCATTGCAGCTGATTTAAATTGAACAGGAATTTCAGATTCTAATAATGTAATTCTGTATGGTTTTTCAATTCTTGTAATTTTATTAATTTCTCTTAATTCTTTAATAATTTTCTTTTGATTTTCCATATCTAATTTATCGTAAAACGAGAAATCATTCATAGTATTTTTATCCTTAATAATTTTTCTGAAAATTCTCATATTTTTAGCCTTTTGCTTTTTTTCCTTTTTTTCCTTTTTTGTCTTTTGTTTTTTTAAATCTTCTTCATATGCTTCAATACATTTTTGAATTGATTTATCATTTGGATTTGCTTCCATTAATTTTTTAAGTTGTTCAAGTGTTTCATTTGAATTTGAAATAATAGTAGTATCAACAACTTCTCTAGCTATTTTTTTGTTCTTTTTACTTGAAGAACGCGTTACACGTTTTTTAGGCAATTCCTCCTCCTCTTCTGTTTCATATTGTTCTGTTTCATCTTCTTCTGTTTCTTCATCTTCATCTTCTGAATCATCTGTAGAAACCTCTTCATCTTCGTCTTCTGTATCATCGTCGTCATCTTCATTATAATCTGAATCATCTTCATCTTCCTCTTCCCATTCATCCTCATCTTCACCTGTTCCACCAATTGTAAATATAATATTTAATTTACCTTTTCCTGGTTTTTCTGAAATTTCTTCATCCTCTTCTTCATCTTCTGTTGCAGTTTCCCATATGTCTTCTTCATCATCAGAAACCTCAATCTTTTTATTTTTATTTTTTTGATTTTTTTTTGATTTTTTTGAAACCTTTTCAACCTCTTCTTCGGACGATGATTCAGATAATTCAGAATCGGAAGATACGGCAGCTTTAGAAGATAACTTTTTATTTTTTTTAGGTTTAACTTCTTCAACCTCTTCAATAACTTTTTTCAATTTTTCACCTGCTTTAATTTTTTTATTTATATGCTTAGATGGAAATATTTTTGAAATAAATTTGCGGTATTCGTGAACATCCATTTCATCGCTATCGCTTTCACTTCCAACGTCATTGTCATCACTATCAGAATTTTCAACCTTCTTCTTTTTTTTATTAAGTTCTTCTTGCTTCTTAGAGCGAATAACTTGCTCTTTCTTCGATGATTTAGTTTGACTATCGCGTGCCATCTCTTATATTATATATCTTATTTATATAATTTTAAATAGAAATCAATTTTATTTTATAATTTATATTTTATACTAAAATAAAATGGTCTAGGTAAATATTGTGTTATACTACCGGTTCATATTTCATTGTTTCACCGCTATCGAAAATATATAAATCCCCTAACTTTGTTAAGCTAGCATAACTCTCATTGTTTTTGGCCACATTTTCTTCGGAATGAATTATTGATAAAGATGTTAGAGCATCAGATACATTTTTAATTTTGGTAGGAAGTCCTGACTCACTCGCAGGGGTGCCAAAATCGTCTTCATAATGAACCTTTTGTAAAATGGTTTGCAAGTCTTTTGGTGCGCGTTTCAAATAATTATAAGACATATTTGAAATTATATCTAATGCTCTAAGGTCGTGACTTTGGTTTGGGCGTTGACTAGATATATAAAAACTTTGTTTTTGTTGACTTGGTATATATTCTAAAAATGTGAAACCAAAATCTTCACCGCAATTCGGGTTACAACTTGACGTAGAACAAACCTCATTATATATTTTTTCAGAACTTCCAGAAAAAGTATTATTTTTATTATCGATAAAAAAACATCGCCCATAATCTATTATTTTGGCAATATATTTTGATTTAAAAGATATCACTGTTCCTTTTATATTATAATGATATTCAATATAGGAACCTTTAACTGGTTCGTATAATAAAATATTGTTCGCATGTAAATCATAATGAGTAAATGTGCTTGATAACAACGCCAAAGGTGCATAAACTTGAAACAACACATACATCAAGTCATTTCTTAAAAAATCATCGTTTGTAAGTTGTGAGTTCACGTCTGTTACGTCGCGCAAATGTTGAATAAGAAGAGATGTTGCAAATAATGGGTATTTACAAGCCTCGTCGATTCGCTCAACCGTATTAATGTTTTTTACTTCTTGCATTCCTGCCGTTAATGTAGATATAGGGGTAAATTCATTTGTCTTCATAGATACATATGCCTCTTCCGTATTATACTGATATGCGCCATATGTCTCTAAAAAACACGGATATTGTAAACCTACACGATTTAAATAATTACCAACATAAGCTTCATAAAGTAAATTATCAGAAACTGGCCGTGTAGTTGATTTTAAAATTGCGTATGCTCTATATCCTTCATTATAATATGATAGCTCTTTAACAAATCCGTTTGCCGAAGGGACGCCTATCGTTTTAGCATCTCCTACTAAGTATTTGAAGTTAGTAAAGTTATCAAAGTGTTTTTTTATTCTATTTGTCTCTATACCAAAGGCAATACAAACGCCAGAATCGGAACACACTGATTTTAAAAAGTAAGCACGTCTTTTATCAGGATTTACATTTTTAAAAAATCTACCGATTGTGTTCATTGCCGTTTTTTTCGCAGTTCTACGACTGGTAATATTTTTTGTAATAAGATTACTAATTTTTCTAGACGCTTGTGATTTTTTTACTCGTTCTGTAAAGTCGTCAATTTCTTCTTTAGTTGGGTTTGTGACTTCTTCTGGAGTATTCGAACTTTCTATTTCTGGTATATTATCGGAATCGTCTATAAAACTGTCGTCAAAATCATTTTCTGGTGGATTTGTAGGATTACCTCCGGCGTGCCTTTTATTAAAGCGCATATTTAGGCTTTTATGGTTTGAATTGCGCTTATTGTGTTTCCTATGGGTTTTTCTAAACGTATTGCATTTTCTTAATTTTTCGCGAAGACTTTTTTTGCATTTTGAAACGCATTTTTTTATCATATATATTATATAAAATAATATTTATTAGCTATTATTATTATAAATTTATTTTAAAATAAAATTGATTAAGTTAAACAATATAAAACTATTGTATTATAATATAAGAGATGTCTAAGTTCCAAGCTTCCAATATGTCTATTAATTGTTCAAAAGTGATTGGAATTCAATTTAGTATTTTGTCTCCAGATGAAATAAGAAAAGGTTCTGTTGTTGAAATTATAAGTAGAGATACTTATATTAATAATAAACCAGTAATTGGCGGCTTATTCGACCCGCGAATGGGCGTTTTAGAGCCTGGTCTAATTTGTCCAACAGACGGATTAGATTATATGCAAACACCAGGGTATTTTGGACATATAGAGTTAGCACGTCCGGTATTTTATATTCAATATTTAACTACAATTCTAAAATGCTTGAGATGTGTATGCTTTAAATGTAGTAAACTTTTGATTAGTAAAGATAAATATAAGCAAGCACTTAAGCTACAAGGTGACGCTAGATGGAAATATGTATTTGGATTATGCAGTAAAGTGAAGCGCTGTGGCGATGATAGCGAAGATGGTTGTGGTTGTTTGCAACCAAATAAAATAAAAAAATCAGAAATTGCTACTATCATTGCTGAATGGAAGAATGATGCAGAATATAAAGAACCAATTGTTATAAAAGTTACACCAGAAATGGTATTAAAAATATTCAAGAGAATATCAGATGATGATGTAACCTTTATGGGGTTTAGTCCAGTCTATTCAAGACCTGACTGGATGATTTGTCAGGTTTTGGCTGTTCCGCCACCAGCTGTTAGGCCATCTGTAAAGCACGATGCACAGCAAAGGTCTGAAGATGATTTAAGTCATATGCTTGTAAATATTTTCAAGACGAATAAAACTCTTCAGGAGAAAATTCAAAACAATGCACCGTCAAATGTGATTGATGAAATGACAAATGTTTTACAATATTATATTGCTTGTCAAATTGATAATAAATTACCTGGTGGAAATCCTGTTGCACAGCGTTCTGGAAGACCATTAAAGTCTATTAAGGACCGCTTAAATGGAAAAGGTGGGCGTATGAGAGGCAACCTGATGGCTAAGCGTGTCGATTATAGTGCTCGTTCAGTTATTACAGCTGACCCGAATATTTCAATTCGTGAATTAGGTGTGCCTATGAAAGTGGCTAAAAATATTACCAAGCCTGTTGTTGTAAATAAAATAAATAAATTATTCTTGACCAAGTTGGTTCAAAATGGTCCTGATGTTTGGCCTGGTGCTAAAATGTTGGAAAAACAAAATGGCGAGACCATTACATTGCGTTATTTTACAGACAGAAATTCAATTGTTTTGGAAGAAGGTGATACGGTTCATAGACATATGATGGATGGAGATGCTATCCTATTTAATCGTCAACCTACTTTGCACAGAATGAGTATGATGTGTCATATTGCTCGTATTATGAAACGAGGTGATACTTTTAGAATGAATGTAGCCGATAGACTTAGTGTCGGCAACAGGAGGCGTTAAAAGCGTGCTACCTCCTAGTGAAATAAATCAAATTATATTTGAGGCAAAATAATATAAAAATAAAATCTTAGTATAAAATAAAATGGATGTAACAGATACAAAACCTTTAGAAAAATGTTGTTCAAAATGTGGTGAAACAAAAATAGAAAATATGTTTATTCCTAAACGCAATATATGTAAGGAATGTAGGAATAAAACAAGTAGAGAAAAATACAAGACATTGGAAATAAATAAAAATGAAGAACAAGTATGTAATACATGTAAAAGTGAAAAACCAATTTCCTCTTTTATTAAAAATAGACAGATATGTAAAGCTTGTAATAATAACAAAAGAAGAATAATTTACATAAATGATGAAGAGCACCGAAAAAAGCTAATACAATTAGCAAGTAATTTTAAAAGTAAAAAAGCTCTTGAAAAAAATAAACAAAAGGAAGAGGAAATTGGAATAGATAATAAAAAATGTAGTTGTTGTAATTTTATCAAATATAAATCATATTTTCGTCATAATCGTTTAAAATGTAAAGATTGTGAAAGAGATGAACCACTTGAAAAAATGAAAAGAGTTATTCGTTCAAGAATTATATCAGCTTTAAAAAAGAAAAATAAACACACAATTGAGTATTTAGGTTGTAATACACCTGAATATTTAAAATGGTTGTTAAAAAATGATGCTGGATATACGCTTGAAAATCGTGGAAAAGAATGGCATATTGACCATGTTATTCCTTTATCACATTTTGATTTAGAAAATGAAGAACAACAACTTATTGCTTTTAATTGGCGTAATACAATGCCTATATCTTGTAAAGAAAATTTAAAAAAAAATAATAAAATAATAAAATCACAAGTTGAACAACATTATAAAAAACTAGTTGAATATCATTTAGAAAACAAACTTGATTTGCCTCAAGTATTTATTGATTTATTTTGCGACGTCGCCAAACTGACTGGGAGTTCCTTAGAGCCTTCACTACCACTCACATCTGGAAACATTTGTGAGGACCACGATTAATAATCGTCCCCAATGGTAAAAAAGTGAAGGATTGGATAATCAGCAGCCAAGCCCCTAACCTCGTTATGGTAAGAGTATGGGGAAGGTTCAGAGAGTAGATGACGACGGGTCTCAAATGATGGTTTAACCAACCTGATGAGGCACAAGGTGTATTCCAGCCTTACCAGAAATGGTAAGGATAGGCTAGACTAAGCCTTACAATGCTGACTTCGATGGAGACGAAATGAATTTACATATGCCTCAGGATCCAGAATCTGAGGCTGAATTGAAAAATTTGGCGGCAGTTCCATATCAAATAGTAGCCCAGCAAATAACAGCTCGATTATTGGTATCTATCAAGATTCGATGCTTGGTTCATATCAATTCACTAGACCAAATATTCACCTAGGTCCTCGTGAAGCAATGAATTTATTGATGATGTTTAATGGAGTAAATGAGCATCAATTGTTAGAAGATGTAAAGAAAGATGGAGGAATTACAAACTTCGACATTTTAAGTCAAATTATGCCTCCACTTTCCATGAAATATAAAACCAAAGCATTCAAAGATGATAAAGATGATGCAAAAACATCCAATGCTGTTATTGAAATTAAAAATGGTAAATATATTCGCGGACAAATGGATAAAAGCGTTATGGGTGCTAGAACCAAAGGTTTATTGCAAAGAGTTTGTAATGATTTTGGTAATATGGCATCAGCTAAATTTATTGATGATTTACAAAATGTTATAACTGAATATATGAAGTCAAGTGCATTTAGTGTTGGAATTAGTGACTTGATTTCAGACCAAAAAACAAATGATGAAATTGTTCAGGTAATCACCAAAAAGAAAAGTGATGTAAAAAATTTAATTGACCAAGTTCAAATTGGCATATTTGAAAATAATACAGGTAAGACAAATGAAGAAGAATTTGAAACACAAGTCAATAGTATTCTTAATCAAGCTACTTCAGAATCTGGTAAAATTGGATTAAAAAATCTTGGAAAAGACAACAGATTTGTTATTATGGTTAATGCAGGGTCAAAAGGTTCGGACCTAAATATTTCACAAATGATTTCTTGTTTAGGTCAACAAAACGTGGACGGTAAACGTATTCCTTATGGTTTTGAAAATAGAACATTACCACATTTTACAAAGTATGATGATTCGCCTGGTGCGAGAGGATTTGTAGAAAGTTCATACATTAATGGATTATCACCTCAAGAATTATTCTTCCACGCTATGGGTGGTCGTGTAGGTCTTATTGATACTGCAGTAAAAACTTCTACTACTGGTTATATCCAAAGAAGATTAATTAAGGGCTTGGAAGATCTAAAAGTTGAATATGATATGACAATTAGAACTAATAAAAATAAAATTGTTCAATTCTCTTATGGTGATGATAACATTGATACTACAAAAGTTGAAGATCAATTCATTCCTATTGTTTCAATGAGTACACAAGATATTTATGCGCACTATCTCATCCCTGAAGAGAAGAATAGTGTTAAAACATTAGGAAATATATTTCTTAAAAATGTTCTTGCAAGATATAAAAAACAGAATAAGGATTTCTTGAACAAAACTCAAGAATATATTAATATGATGATTACAAATCGTGATACAATAATTAAAAATGTGTTTAAAAATAAAAGTGATTCTAATGTTAGTTGTCCTGTAGCATTTTCATATATTATTAATAATATTCAAGGACAATGCAATATTACTATATCTTCTTTAATTGATATTACTCCTCTTGAAGCTTTGGAAATGATTGAACATTATTTTGAAAATCTAAATAAAATATACTATGCTCCACCTACTAATTTATTCAAAACACTATTCTATTATTATTTATCGCCGAAGGACTTGCTTATTGTTAAAAGATTTAACAAAGCAGCATTAACATTGTTACTTGATAAAATTACTATTGATTATAAAAGAGCTATCGTAGCTCCTGGAGAAATGGTTGGTATGATTGCTGGCCAAAGTATTGGTGAGGTATCAACACAGATGACTCTTAACACTTTCCATTTTGCTGGCGTTGCTTCAAAATCTAACGTCACTCGTGGTGTGCCAAGAATTGAAGAAATATTATCGCTATCAAGTGACATTAAAAATCCATCGTTAAGTGTTTATCTAAAACCAGAAGATGAGAAATATAAGGAGAAAGCTCAAACTATTATGTATATGCTTGAACACACTAGATTAGAAGAAGTTGTAAAATCAATTGAGATATGTTTTGACCCAGATGACCTTAATACTTTAATTAGCGAAGATAAAGATACAATCCAACAGTATAGAGCATTTGAAAATTTGGTTAAGGAATGCGCTGAAGATAGTTTTCAATCTGATGAAAATGAAAAATCTAAATGGATAATTAGAATGGTTATGGACCCAGAAGTTATGCTTGAGAAAAATATTACAATGGATGACGTTAATTATACACTGAAAAGTTGTTTTGATGAACAAATTAATTGTGTATATTCTGATTTTAATTCAGATAAACTTATATTCAGAATTAGAATGAATGATGTTATTAAATCTGCAACAGGAAGAGGAGGCCAAAAGAAACCTAAAGTAAATCCACTTGATCAATCAGACCAAATTTATATATTAAAAAATTTCCAAGACCAAATACTACAAAATGTTGTTTTAAGAGGTATTAAAGGAATTAATAAAGTAATTCTTAGAAAAATTATTGATAATATGGTAGAACAAAATGGTATTTATAAAAAGCAAGATATATGGGTTTTAGATACTATCGGCACAAATTTGTTAGATGTGTTAGGTCTTGATTTTATTGATAATACAAGAACATTAAGTAATGATATTGTAGAAATTTACAATGTTCTTGGAATTGAAGCAGCTAGACAAGCAATTTACAATGAGTTGGTTGAAGTTGTAGAATTTGATGGGACATATATTAATTTCCATAATTACAGTGTCTTAGTTGATAGAATGACGTTTACAGATAAATTAATATCAATCTTTAGACATGGTATTAACAATGATAATATTGGTCCAATTGCTAAAGCTTCATTTGAGGAAACACCTGAAATGTTTTTGAAGGCTGCCAGACACGCAGAATTAGATACAATGCGAGGTGTATCTGCAAATGTAATGTGTGGTCAAGAAGGTTTCTTTGGAACAGGATCATTTCAAGTAGTATTAGATATTGAAGAAATGCAAAAAATGGAGGCATCAAGTGAATATACACCAATGAATATTGAAGATGAAATTGAAAAATTCTTTGGTAAAATTGAAAATCCAAATGATCCTTGCGGTGTTAATAAGATATCTATACAAAATAATGTTATCACAATTAAAGAAGAAGATATGGGCAAGGATAATAATTATGAACCTGGATTTTAAAATTTAATTAATATAAATAAATTTATAATTAAATAATATATTAAATATAAAAAATGTATTATATTTAATATGACTACATTCAGTTTAATAATAAATAATTTATTAAATTTAAATAATAACATTTTTTTTAAACATTATAAAGAAGACAATATAGATTTATCAATTAAATTATTATTTAATACTATTTCAAATAAAAAAATAACTACAAAAGAAAAGTTTATTTTTTACAAAGTTTCAATGCAAAATTTGTTTATTAAAAATAAACAAACTATTTTTATTGATTATTTTTATAAAATACAAAAAATTTATAGAATATTAAATACATTTGTCTATAATTATAAATTTAAAAAATCACAGATAGTTGTAAATACTGACATGTGTTTAAATGAAATAAATATTAATGATAAAGACATTATTTGCATAATACATAACAATTCAAAATACTTATTTCTAATTACTGATTTAATTAAAATAATTAATACCGCATTAACTAATTCTTATATGTTTTTTTCGGAACCTCAATGTGTAAAAAATCCGTATGATAATTTACCATTTAATAAATGTAACTTATATAATATATATTTTTATATTAGATTTAAAACAAATTATCGAGCCGAATTGATTTTTAAGTTTTTTAAATCAAATTTCAACTTAAATTTATTTAAGTATAGAAATGAATTATTATTAAGAGAATTTATTATTGAAAATTTTGTTTATAAATCATCTTCAAATATTTTACTAAATGAAATAAAAAATATGATATCGTTTTTTAATACGGAATGCAAATTTGATAATATATCAAATAGAATTTTTATTGATAAAGATTTTCCAAAAGACGCGTTAATTAAAATAATGAGACCATATTTATTATTATATTGTACTTCACAATATGGTTATTTGCAAAACACAAGAAGAAGCTCAACTCTTATTTTAAAAAAAAAATTATTACAGTTTAATAATTTCAATCCACAATTTGGTAGAAAACGATATAAAATCTTAACAAAACGAACGATAAATTTCAAAATAAAAATTTGCGGGAAAATTGTAGAGTTCAATGATAACCATATTGAATTTTCACAAAAATATAATGATGATTTTTTAATTGATCATTTAACTTATGATGAAAATTACCATATTGAAAACAATCCGTCTAATAATAATCGTAGTAATACTATTTTTATTGTTGATGAAGAGCAAATTAATTTTAATAATACTATGATAGAATTAAATGAGATTGCAATACAAAGAACAGATGCACTAGATGAATTAGATGAAGACAGCGAAGATAGCGAAGATAGCGAAGATAGTGAAAATATTGAAGATAATGAAGACAGTGAAGAAATTGATTCTATAAGTTAAATATCTCAGCTAGTATCACCGTTAACAATAAGTTTTGGTTGTTTAACATTTTTTCTCGTAGTGCCTTTATTTCCTTTTATTACTAATTTTTTTCTTGACTTTTTTTGAGCAACAAATTGTTCTGATGACACTGGCGACGTATTAACAATTAACTTTTGTTTTCTTTTAGGTTTTACATTTTCTGTATCAGAATCGTTATTAACTATTAATCTTTTAGGTTTTTTGACTTCATAATTAGTAGTTAAAGGTTTTGTAAAATTTTTTAAATAATCTTCAATTGAAATTTTGTTAATAATACTTTCTTTAATTCTCTCTACACATTCTTCTTCTAATTTGTCGAGTGAAATAAAAACATTCTCATCTTCATCTTGAACCAACTTATACATGGGAATATTTTCAGGTCTAAAACCAGGTATCACGATAAAAGCAAAATTATCATCACTATTTCCATAACCTAAAAATTCATGTTTTTCATATTTACTCTGCAAAATCCACTTGTGAGAAATAAAAATAGTAGGTATTTCATATTTTGTAATGAGTAACCATAAGTCAAATGTTGTTAAAAAATAATTGTCAGTATATAATAAACTTAAAAATGATAATTTTTCTGCATGTACTTGGTCACCTAAAGTTTTTTTACCTTCTAAAATTAAAATATCCACAATTTTATCACTATATTCTTGCAGATATTTTTTATATTCTTCATATAATGCATTTTTAATTTGATTTAATGTCAACTTATTTGTTGTTTTTCTCTCTATTAAATCAATAATAAAGTTAAATGTGCATATATTAGTTTTATTATATTCAATTTCAGTATAATTTGATGGAAAACATTTTTTCCAAATACTTGACTTAATATGTTCGTTTGTTGTTTTTTTACAAGCAAGTTCATTTTTTCTTCCGATAGCATGGTCAAGTGATGGAATTGTATTTTCATAAACTTGTGTTATAATTGGTTCAACTTCATCATATGAAATTTGTTTAACATATTTATTTGTAACAGCTGGAACCAATGTTTCAAAATAATCTTGAGTTAATAATGATTCTAGTAATATAATTTCATCATCTCTTAAATTATATCCAATATTTGAAAATGATAAATATGTTTTTGGTTGAAACATAAATGATTTTATTCTGTTATATCTAATAAGTTCGTCAGCCATTCTACCATAATAAATATATTCATTATCATTATTTGTTATAAGATTTTTTTCAGGAAGAATTAAATTACAATTACCATCTGTGAGAGCACATAAATCTGGATTTGCTTTGCAAGATTTTGCATCTTTTACAATACACGTTGAAACTTCATTTATTAACTTATAATAATTTTCATCGCCAATAAACTGCATTTTATTTTTAACTAATTCGCGTAACAATTTATCTATATTTTTTAATTTTTCAGAATATATAATATATTCTTTAGTCATTTCTTTTTCAATATTCTCTCTAATTGTTATATTTTCATAATCATTAAGTAAAATTCTTATAGTATTTCTAAACACATTGTAAAATTTGTTTTCAAGTCTTATCTTTTTAATATAATCAACTCGTTCTATATCTACGTCTTGTTCTGTAGCAATTTTAACGTCACTAGAAATCATATGATTTGCTTTAGGATTTATAATATAATTTTCATTATTTATAGATGGTAGTTCTATGTCAGCAGAAATCTCATCTAAACGAATTGGTTGTGATATTTGTATAAATTGATTAGTATTTGTCAAAATACCTACCACGTGTTCATCTTCAACTATTTTAAATGCTGGTTTACAATGTATATCTGCTTCAGGTCTACGTTTTTTACTTCTTTTATCTAGTTTATTTAAAAACTCGACTGTATTTCTATATGTATTCCATATTGTTAAATCTGTCATAAAAACAATTTCTAAATCTTTTTTAATATCTTCGTCGAGAGAAGATGGATAGCAAGGCACTAAACATGTTTTATTTGATATTCCTGGTTCTTTTGCAAAAACACCAATAACTTTATTATTAAAATTTAAAACTAATTTTATTGTTTTGTATTCATATAGGTCTAATTTTTGTATCAAATCATATAACAATAAAGGTCTTTTTGCTTTATATACATTTGGCATACTTTCTAATGGCTTACATATTATATCAAAAAACGGTTTTATAATTTCTTTAAATACAGCTCGCATTGTTTTTGAAAGTTGTGGGTCATATTCTTTAAAATCTTTTATAACCGAAATTTTTTTATTGCTTGTAGTATACGAATATATTGGTTCATAATAATCATCCTTTTTCATTATAATAATCGTTGGTTTTCGTGCTTGATAAAATTCAGATGAATAATGGTTTGTAGGACATAAAAGACTAACGTTATTTGTTATATCATCATGTGGTATTTGAAATATGACAAGATTAACACCATTTGGAAATAAATATTTATTTGGCATACTTATTATATCCCATAAATAAGTGTGATCAATTTTAACATTATCATCTCGCAAAAATTTAATAAAATTTTCATAAGCAGAAACAACTTTAGTGTAATACGCTTTATCTTCTTGTTTACTCATATCAAGCTTGGAGTATAATTTACTATCTGTATAATTATTTATATCTACTGGTTCATCAGCATTATAAAAATCAATAACTAAATTTCCATTTTGATATTTTATAAATTTATCGATTGTTAGAGACTTTATAATACGTTCTCTCATTTCTTTAATACTTAAAACTTTTGTTACTTTATTTGTTAATTTATTGTCTTCAATTAGTCTTTTTCCAAAGAAAATCGCATCAGATATACAAGCAATGAAAGATTGTTTATCACTTATCTGTATACCATGACGTAATAAGCAAGGGTGATTTTCTTTGATGTTAGTATTTGTTTTACTTATTTGACAATCAGCATTAACTTCATGCAGCATAGTTTGTATTTCAGTAGGTAAATATCCCCAACGTCCTGGTTCTAAAGGAAATTTTTCAGGTCCTTTAACATATTCATCTTCTTTTGTTTCTACATATTTTTCTTCTTTTGGTTTTTCTTCCTTACCCTCTTCTATTATTAGGTTCTTACTTTTTTTACTTTCTAATTCACTAAAGCATTTTTCATTAGCTTTTATTCTACCTTCTGTATTATATTTATCAAAACAACAAGGTAAACAATAACCTTTTGGATGTGAATCTGGTATTAATCCTGGATATTTTTTATAATCTTTTTTACCAGGTTTTGGACTATAAAATTCATAAATATAATAACCGTGTTTTATTTTCTTTTCACTTCTTGGTAAAACCTTACCACAAGTTGGATGTTCTAATTCTTTTTTTCCATCTTTTCCGATTACCTCTTTTAAATCTTTAGGGTCAATTATTGTATTAGTTTTTAAACACCAATAACGCGGACAAATATAATTAAATTGATGTTTTTCATCTGAACCATATTTTATTACATCTTCATTTCTCAAAAATCCAGGATTTTCTGAGTTTATTTTTGCAAGTTCTTCATCAGTTAAAATTACAGGTTGTTTTCTTAAAGTTGAACTGCATGTTCTTACATAAGAATTAAATTGAGGTGTTTCTTCTTTTACAATTAAAACAGGGTCTTTTTCTTCTATAAGATTTTGAAAATAATAAGGCTTATTTAATTTTTTGTTATCAAGACTTTTTACTTCATTTTCAGGTTTTTGTTTTGGTTTTTGTTCTTGTTCTTGTTCTTGTTGATGTTCTGGTTCTTCAGCAGGTTCTTGTTCTTGTTCTTCATCAGGTTTTTGTTCTGGTTCTTCATGAGGTTTTTGTTCTGGTTCTTCATCAGGTTTTTGTTCTGGTTCTTCATCAGGTTTTTGTTCATGTTCTGGTTTTTGTTCTGGTTCTTCTTCAGGTTTTTGTTCTTCATGAGGTTTTTGTTCTTGTTCTTGTTCTTCTTCTTCAGACTGAACTTTAGAAGAAACTGTTTCTGTGCTAGATGACAATGGAGTAACTTCTTTTTCTGAAACAGGAGTTTCTTCTTTAGATGAAGCTTGTTCACTTAGAGAGGCTGGTATAGATACCTCAGTATCACTACTTAATTGGGCTGGAATTGAAACGGATGAACTTTTACTTACACTATCATCTGGCTCGGATGCAATAGATGAACCTGAATCACTTGATGGCGGAACAACTTTTGCAACCTTAGATTTTACTACAGGCGTATCAGGCTCAGATTCAATAGATGAACCTGAATCACTATTAGCTCCTCCTTGCTCAATTTCATCTTCTTCCTCATTTCCATAATCATCATCAAAAAACAAACTCAATGCATCTTTTGTTTTATCTACATCATCTATACTATGTTTGGAGTATTTTACTTCCTCATCTCCAGGTTCAATAGAAGAAACTTCGGAATTTGAGTTTGATTCTTCCGTTACAGAAATAATATCTCCAAATGATAAATCATCTTTTTCTCCAGTTAAACATAAATTATTTATTTCTTTAACTGGATAATTTGAAGAATTTTTATCTTGAGTTAAACGAACCATTGTATCTAAATAAATAGGTAGTGTATACAAGTAATTAATATTGTTTATATTTTCAGTTGTTATTGTTATAACACCTGTTTCTTTTTCCACATTAATAATTGTTTTGAAACCAGGACTATCCCTAATTTTTATATCGGTTTTTCTTACACCGCGTTCAATTTCTAGGTCATTTGCAACCTTTCTTACCATATCCATAGCTTGTTCTCTATTTAATTCTTCTGGAAAGTTCTCAAGAAGAGCGTCTATAATTTGATCTCCTCTTAATCCTTGTTCAGATTTTTCTAATATAAAAGCTTCTTGGCTTGTAAATTTACTATAGTTAGCTACACGTTTAAATCTTAAATTTATTGTATCACTAATTTTAAAAATATTTGTTTCATTTATAAAAATACTAGAAATACAACCTTTATATGCTTGAATATCAAATGGTTTTTTGATAGCAATTTGTGTTTCATATGTAAGCTGTTTTATTTCAACATTTTCATCATTCAAACTATTAAAAGTATTAATTTTATAACCACTTTGTTCTAGAAATTTTTTCACTTCTAAAATGATGGGATTTATTTTATTCTTAAATATATTATCTACGTCATCAATAGTCACAAATGTTTTAAATTCAGAGCTAATAGTTATAAATCCATTTTCATCAAATTCACATGCAGAAAATTGTGAAACTTCATTACTTTCAATATAAACAGCAACAGATTTATTACGAGCAATGCTTTTTTTAAGTTTAAAAATAGCAGCTTTTTTTAGATAAGGTATTTTTCTACCGTCTGTTGCAATCTTATCAGCAAAAAGTCTATAGACATTTTCTTGTCTATTAGAAGGATTAAATTTAATTAATGGATTAACCTGAGTGGCATGAATAATTTTAAATATAACTTCAAGAGGAATTGTAATATCATAATCTGGTTTTAAAACAGCCTTAATATATTTAATTCCTTTATTTACATAATTCAAATCAGATTTTCTCAAATTATAAACATTATAAAACATATCAATTGTATTAAATAAATCCATTGTTTTTTCGTTTAAAATTTTTTTTTCATCATTCACTAATTTACTTCTATTTTTTTCTAAGTCCTCTAGACTATTAATATTTTTATTATATAAAAAAGGATAATATACTTTAATCGTAGTTTCTTCAGATATATCATCTTTATTTATGAAGGTAATAACATCTTCAGCTAGACACAAGTATATACTAAAATCTATAATATCGCCGCTATTTAATAATAAATGACTATTCAATGTAGTTAATGATTTACGAGCAGATTTTTCAAATAATTTATCATATCCTTTTACATTATAAGGATTGCATACAAAAGGGTATTCATTTTCGACTAGAAAAAATTTTTGACCTAAGACTTTATTTATGATATATTTTTTGTTATCAAAATTCATTTCAAAAATATCGTCAAATGTATAAATTTGTTTGTGCGGTGGATTACGAAATGGTCTTCCTTCTTCATCGGCAACAATATTGGAAATAAACTGTTCTAGTCTAATACTAGTTAATTCAATTTTATTATTTTGTGTAAGCGATTGATAAACAGAAACCGCATTTAAAGTTTCCATTTTTTGAGAAAATAAATATATCTCATCTAATGATATATCCTTTTTAAGTTCATTTAAAATTTTAATTTTAATAGTTCCAACTGAATCATCAAAATGAATTTGTTGTTCAGAAAATTTCACTACAGTTTTCTCTCTTTTAATCTCTTCAAGTTCTCTAGGGTTAAATATTTTCTTAAATAATTGTTCTTCATTTTCTTCAGAAGTTTTACCATTAAATACATAAATTGTATTTATTAAACCATTAACAAGCTGTTTTACTTTGTACACTGGATTATCTAAAGAAGGATGATTTGTACCTAGTGAATTTATTGAATATAACGGTTCTGACATATATATAAACCTACTATTATTTTTAATTTAATTATATTAGAAAAGTATTAAATTAAAAATACAACAATAAGTATTTAAAATGGGTTATTTGACAAAGGAAAATTGTAAAAAAATACTTGAAAAATGTATTGCTACTGCTGTAAAATTGTTGCGACTTATTAATGAAAATGAAAATGAAAATGAAAATCGCGATGAAGTAGAGCTTATAAAAAAAAAGTTAATAGAAATAAATAATATTATAGAATCTGTAAATAATTATATGTCATTAGAAGAATTTAATTAAACTAAGTCATAATATGGGTTATCATTTATATTCATACCACAATACTGTTGTGGATTTTTTTTATAATCTACAGGGTCATAAATACCTGCATCTTTTGCATTTTGCAATAAATATTTGAAATTTTGCCAAAAATCTTGTTTATGTCCAACAGTTTCTGTCATTATATGTGATAATTCGTGAAGCGCTACAAAGGTAAGTGTATTTAAATCTATGAGTTTATTGCCTTCTTTTGTTGTATTTAAACAAAACGCTATTTTCTCTCCTTTATTTTCACTATATGCTGTTAATTCACTTGTAGGAAGTGTTTCACTTATTGTTTTTGGATTGAACCCTTCTACAAGTCTTGTTGTGCGAGGATCAGCAGGATGTTTTTCTTTCATATACGCTACCATATCCTTCATTTTTTGTGTCACTTGGGCTAAAAGATTGGCTGCTAATTCTAACTTCTCTCTTTCTCTAACACAATATTTATTTCCATCTTCAGATGCTATTATACATTTCAAACCATATGCGTCTGATTGGTAATAAATTACTAGACAGAAAAAAAGAATAAATGCAACAAAAATGTAAAAAAATATACTATGTTTTTCCATATATAATAGGATTAGAAAAAGGTATTTGCAAATATATTATTAAATTGAATTAAAATTATAGTTTAATATTAATTCAATAAAGCGTTAATGTTTTCAGAACATCCTAAGTCTAAATTTTGGTCAGAGGGAAATTTGGTAGAGCCTAATGAAGTTGCATTGAACTCACATAAAAAATTCTGGTTTGATTGCGAATGTGGACATACTTTTGATATTCAATTAAATAATGTAAATATTGGGAGATGGTGTCCTTATTGCGCTAATAAAAAATTATGCGAACAAAGTAAAAATTGTAAAATATGTTTTGATAAATGTTTTGCTTCAGTAGAGAGAAGTAATTGCTGGTCAAATAAAAATAGAGAAACACCTTGGGATATTTTAAAATATTCTCATAAAAAATATTTATTTAATTGCGATAAATGTCAACACGAATTTACTACACCAATATATCATATAACTAAAGATGATTGTTGGTGTCCTTATTGTGCGAATAGATTATTATGTAATGAAATATTAAATTGTAGCAGTTGTTATAATAAGTCATTTGCTTCAATAGAGAGAAGTAAGAATTGGTCGTCAAAAAATAAAAAGAAACCTATTGAGGTTTTTAAAAGCACAGCTGAAATATTTATATTTGATTGTGATAAATGTGTTAATGAATTTAAAAGCAAGCTATGTCATATAACAGATGGTTCTTGGTGTCCTAATTGTAGATATAAAACAGAAGATATAGCTTATGATAAATTAAAAATAAAATATCCTTCAATACAACGACAATATAAGGTAGATTGGTGTAAAGATAAAAAACATCTACCTTTTGATTTTGTTATTGAAGAGAGAAAAATCATAATAGAAATTGACGGCGAACAACATTGGAAACAGGTAGCCAAGTGGAAAACACCAGAACATACTAAAGCAAGAGACATATATAAGATGAAATGTGCTAATAAAAATGGGTTTTCAGTAATAAGAATTATTCAAAACGATGTATACAAAAATAAATATGAATGGTTAAATGAATTAATTAATAACATTGAAAAAATTGCAAATGAGAATAGAGTTCAAAATATTTATATGTGTAAAAATAATGAATATAAAGATTTTGATATTAATTAGTCAAGACTGACGAGACCATAAATTTAATTTTTCTAAATAATTTATTGAGGACCAGAGCCAATTTCCAATGGTGGTCTCATGAAGTCAGGTTCTATAGTCGATTGGTTCCAGGGCCCCACATTCAATTGAGGATTAGGAGGTTCGCTTCTAATTTGAAGGTTAGAATTTCTCAAACTTTGTCCGACAGTATCGATACCGATGTGGTAACCAGCCTTAAGCAAATTGACATTGGCAAGTTCACCCTTACCGGAAGGGTTCAATTGAGCCCATTGTGAGTTTGCATCCTTGGGTAAAAGTTCAGCAGGATTTTGGATATTGGCGTTAGAGCATGAAGAAGGAACACCTGGCATGCTGGTTTGAACACCATTTGCTGAGGCAAAAACTTCATTTCCATTGGGGTCAGAAGGACGAACTGCAGCACTGGCCATTGTGTTAGTATTTTTGTATTGTTGTTGCATTTGAGTATTGTATTCAGGTCCTGCCATACCCTTAGCACCTAAATAGTTAGCAAATAAACTAACACCGTAGGCTATAATTAATAAGACAATAATGGCTCCAACTCCATAGTCATTCCATAGCTTCTTTAAAGACACAGACATTATATAAAATTAATGATAAAATAATTTTTAGAATACATATTAATTATTCTAAACATTTAATGAAAATATGTTGAATTATTTATAAACCTTCTAATTCACTTTCTGAAACATCATCAATCTCTGCGTCAATATCACTATCACTATTATCATTTAAATTTTCCAACATATAAGTTTTCTTAATATTCTTTGCTTCTAAATAAGCTAAAAGAGCATTTTTTTTTGCTAATTTGGCTTTATTTCTAGCTTCTTTATATAATTCAAAATAAACTTGATTAGGTTTTTTTAGATGCATTGTTTCTAAATTATTTTCTAAAGAGACTTCTAAATTATTCACTTCTTTTAATTCGTGAGTGTTTTCCTCAATATCTTCACTTAAGTCTTCAATTTCTAAATCTAAAGATAAATCATTTTCTTTTGGTTCTAGTTCTGGTTCTTGTTCTAGTTCTGGTTCTTGTTCTAGTTCTAGTTCTGGTTCCACAATATCAAACGTTTCAAGTTCTTCTAAACTATTTTCAACGATAGTTTTTTCCGTTTGGTTTTCTTCTTCTAAACCAGAGTTACTTAAATCCAAAATATTATTTTCATTTTCTTTTTTAGTTTCATCGATATTAAATTCATCAATTTTAATATCTTCTAAAGTTTTTAATTCTTCTTTAATTTCTTGCACATGTTCTGTTTGTTTTTTACTAGTTTTAATTAAACAACTTTCAAAAATAGGTTCATCGTCTAATACCATAACTTGTTTAAGGTCTATTTCAATTTGAAAATTTCTTGATGTAAATTTAATACCTTGTATTTCTAAAATTGAAATAATATTTGTTTCGGTTTTAATATCATCCATTGTTAATGGTATTTCTTGTTCATTGTAAATTTTAATAGAAGGTAAATTATTATGATTATTTTTAATATTTGTTCTTACTAAATAATATTTACCGGACTTATAAATACGAATTGTAGAATTAAACGCGGTTTCAATGTCAGATTCTTCTAAATTATTTTGAAACCATGTATCTCTTCTCTCAAAAATTAATTTTTGACATCTATTTTCTAAATTTTCAAACCAATGTATTAGTGTTTCAGAATTTTTATCAAACATTAAATCGCAATAATATTTTTTACCAGTTTTAACAAAACCTTGCCTAGTTTGACTTTTAGATGTTTGTATGTATAAAGGTTTTTTGTTATATTCAATTTTAGTAAAATAAGCTCCACCTTGTATTCCTGTAGGATGCGCTAAAGAAAGTTTTGAAAAATCAAATGTTTCATTAGGTTCAATAATATTATCCATACTTATTGAGAATATAGAAAAATTAAAATCTATTAACACGCAAAAATTTTGTTTAATTAATATTATTAATTAATATGAAGGATTCATTAGTTCAACAATGTTTAGACATTTTAAAGAGGGATGATATTAAAAATGAATTTAAAATGTTATTAAAACCAGTAATAGATTTTATATTATACGAAATTAATCCTTATATCTATATAACAGTTGCTTTAGTTTTTTTAATTTTTGTAATGATTTTAGCAATACTTATTATTTTAGTAATGTTATTGCGTAATAAACAGATTATATCAAAATTATTTTAGATACAGTATATATATGCCACGTAGACATAGAAGCAGACGCGCAGGTTCTTTAGCTAGTTTAGTTAATCAAGCCATTGTTCCCTTTGGTATTTTAGGTTTACAACAAACATATAGAAAAAATAAACGCGGTGGAAAACACACTCGTAAACACCGAGGTGGAAAAAGAAGTCGCAGACATCATTAAATATATTTAATGAAATTATAAAAGTAAATATATTTTTATTCTCATCAAATTATATAATATGGCAAAACATAGAGGCAGTCGCAGACATAGAGTTAAAAGAGGTGGCAGTGCAAATTATACTTCCGCATCTACATATGGTAGTTATGTAAATGGTAGTGGAAATTCTCAATTTGCTAGAACATTTGACCAAACCGGACCATATGCTAGTAGATTTGGAAGTGATTATGTTGGCGCTCAAGGTCAGTGGGCAAAACAACCACATCAAGCAACACAACAAGATTTATCTTTAATTCAAAGTGCAGGAAGAAGTCGCAGAAAAAGAGGAGGTCTTTTGGGTCAAGTTATTAATCAAGCTATAGTTCCATTTGGACTTTTAGGCATGCAGCAATCTTACAGAAGACACAAGCGTGGTGGTAAACGTACACGCAAACATAGACGTTAAATAAGTTAACATAATATTAATATTTTATTTTGTATAAATATTAATGAGTTTTGAAAATCAAATACAACAATGGGTTTCATTAGATAATCAACTTAAGCAATTAAATGAAAAAACAAAAGAGTTGAGAGAAAAACGCAATACAATAGAAGAAAAAATAACAAATTACGCTGCTTCGAATAATCTCTCTAACGCGGTTGTTGAAATAAGCGATGGAAAATTAAAATTTGTTAATACCAAAGTTCAAGAACCATTAACATTCAAATATTTAGAAAAAACGTTAAGTGAGATAATAAAAAACGAAAATCAAGTTAAATTAATAATGGACCATATAAAACAAAAAAGGTCTGCAAAAATTGTTTCAGAAATAAAGCGCTTTTCTAATAATTAATTAATATATAAATAATTTATATGAACGACATAAACAATATAAATTATATAGAAGGTGATGATTTGATATTTACAGATGAAGGTGATATACATTCGGGAGGGTTTAGTGTTAAATCAATTATGATGAAAGCAGGGATGTCTCCAATAATGACTTTAAATGAACAACAAGGAGGAAGTAAATTTGATAAAGTATCTGATTTATTTAATAATTTAGTAATTCCAAACTGGGCTTTGAGTTATAGTAATAAAATAGGCGGTAGTAAATATGAAAACAATGATGATGAAGATAGCGATGATGATATTGACGAAGATTTGCATGATAAATTAATAGACTTAGTTAGACATCACGAAAATAACTTGAAAAATGAAAATGAAAAGGAAAATAAAAATAAAAATAAACAAAAAAAAACAAAAAAACAAAAATTAAATAATAAAAAAGGTGGAACAAAAAAAAATAAATAAAATTTATTATATTAAATTATCTAATATAATAAAATGTTGTTCAGAACATTTGAACCATATAGTGACGATTATATGAATGAAAACACAATGTGTTTTATTTGTTACGAAATAAAATGTGCTTATGAAATGCAAACTATAACACTTAAAACACAAGAAGATTATATTAAAATATGTGATTGTAATGGATACGTTCATAATAATTGTTTAAAAATATGGTGTGATAAATCAAATAAGTGTCCGATTTGTAGAAAAGATATGTATAAAAGAATAACAATTCCTATGATAATATTTAATAAGGGAGAATATTTATATATTTTTTACTTTTTAAGAGTTTTTAAAAATATAAATAAAATACTAAGATATCTTCTTATATGTATTTTACTTTATTTTTTCGCGGAATTTTATGTAGTAGTTCTAAATAACAAAATATATTGATCTATAAATAATATAATAAAGTATTTAATTATATTAATGGAGTTAGAAGATATAAAAAATAAATTGACTAAAAACCAGTATATTTATTTTTTTGGATTGAAAGAACTAATAGATTTGCCAATATATTTTATAGGAAGTATTGCAAGAACTGATTATATACCAGATAAAAGTGATTTAGATATAGAAATATTTTCAGATAATATTCTATCAACAAAATTAAAAATAGAACATCTATTTAATTATCAATATAAAAAACTTAAATTTATTATTTTTTACATAAACGATAAACCAGTTTCTGGATATAAATATTATTTTGAGGACCATACAAGAGGAATTAAATTTGATTTTAGCGTATATAATATTGAATGTAAAGATATTTTATTACAGCACAGAAAAAAGGAAATATATTTACCATTTACTTATAGCGTTTTTTTTTATATGTTAAAATATTTATATTACAATTTAAATATTATAAATAAAAATATATATTCTAAATTGAAACAGCAATTCTGGCAATTTTATAATCCCGAAAAGTCAATCTCTTTTTATTTAAATAATAAAGAATATGGTGAATTTTATAATAAATCATTACCAAATGTCGAATATTTAATTAACTTATAATATAGGGGAACTCCATATATTATTATTGAAAGGTGATACTAATATTTCATCTACTTTGTTCTTCCAATAGTCAACTCGTTTTTGAAATGCAATATCTTCAGCGGTTTCAGGGTATGGAGTAGAGGTTTGCATTAATTCTTGTTCTTCTTCAGTTATTTTGGGTTTATTTCCATAACAATTTACACCAAATTTTACTTTTGGATTAGCTATATATCCTCCATTTATTCCAGGTCTTCCGCAATCATTTTCATGTCCAGGAATTGTCTGCAATGTATTGTAAGTTTGCTTTTGCGTAGGAAATAAAGCTAACTGATTTGCAGACCAACCATAGTTACACCATTCTGCGCCTTTATTATAAGCTTTTTCGATTTGATCATATGTAGCTAATTCAGATCCATATGCTTGACATATAGCTTTAGCATTTTCATAATTATAGTAATTTCCTGGAATATTAAATACTTGTTTTTTAAATTTAATTTCAGGAACAGGTGCGGGTTCAGGTGATTGATATGTACTTTGGTCAACAACAATATCAACTGTGGTTTTTGGTGTAAAAAGTCCTTTTATATATGCTGAAACATTTATACTAAAAAAATATTGAAATGCATTTGCAGCAATTAAAACAATTAAAATAGCGACAATAATAACCGCCATTATACTTGAACCAGAATTACTATAATCATCATTTCCTAAATTGCCATTTACATTAGTTAAAGATGATGAAAAAACATAATATGCTATAATAATTAATATTATAATTATAAAAACAATAGGATTTAAAATGTAGCTATTTAAATAATTATACATATTTACTGGATCAGTTGTTGATGTTGTATTTACTACTTCCATTTATAATATATAAATAGTTAAAAACTTTTAATAATTTTATTTTTAAAATCATGTCATTGTAAAAATGCTAATTTTGTGAAAAATTACTTATACTATTGAATTAACTTTTTTCTATAAAATAAAACATATGCTTTTGGAGATATAATAGTATCTATTACACTTACTTCTGAAACGGAAGTATCATTAAAATAATACCATTTACCGTTTGCATTTTTTACATATGAAGTATAATGGCCTCCCATAGTGCTTCCACTATGATTACACACACCATATAGTTCATACTTGTATATATTCTTTTTATAACCTATTACATAATCAGATAAATCTAAATCATCAAGAGGAAAGGTTATCAAAATTTGATTTTTTTGAAATACAGTATTAAATCTTTTAAAATCTATTACTAAAATATTTGGGAATGACCAGAATAAAATTTTTTTTCTAATATTTATTTTCTCTCTTGTATTTTCATTATACCAAGCATTATCACCTTCTAAAACTTCACCTTGAACATAATAATTAAAACAATCAATCAATGAAGGTGATTTATTATTTTCAGGTATAGGTAAATCTATCATAAAATAAGGCTCAGGCGTTTGCTTAATTTTTTCACCAGTCTCAAGATTACTTATTTCTGAAACATGAACAGCGTAAAATATATTCCAAATTTCAGAGTATTCTTTAGAATACATATTTTTTATCATTTCAAAGCACATAATTGCAATTTTATCTGTATCATTTTCAGGTTTTCCTGATATAGTCATTTTAATTTCTCTAGACAATGAATTATGTAAACAATCAATTATAAATAAAAGAAACTCTGGTAAATCATTTTGAGAATATCCTGTAAATATAGTCATACCTTTTATTTGCGCTACTTTTTGTATAGTTTTTATAAATTTACCAGGTGATATAACACAATTAGCATTCCACATTAATTTTCTCAAATTATCCCACTCTAAAATCAATGCGGATTCTGGCTTATTTTTAAGTTTTTTTTTATAGGTTTCTTTTTCTAAAAAAATATTTAGTTCATATGTATGAGAAATCACTTGCATACACGCATTTATGAAGCAAGTATTTCCGAGATTAGCTAATCCGCTTAATCCTTTATTTTTGAAAGTTTCAATATCCATAACGTATTAATATATTTATATTAATACATTTAAACAGATTTAATAATATATATTTATATATATTAAATATTATGAGCCAAAATCAACAATCACAATATAATATATCTAATGAACAATTGTTACTTATTAATATACTAAATGGTATGTATAATGATAATTTAAGCCAACTTGATAACTTAAATGATACAATTTATTCATTAAACGAAAGTAACAGACAAATACGCAATTTGCTGATTCAAATACTCAACAATAATAATAATACTAACAATAATAATAATAATACTAATAATAATTCTCACAATATACGTAATACCAGATATAATAATAGAAATAATTCAAGAGAATATTCATCTTCCTATTATAATTCATCATCAGGATTAGGAAGGATATATCTTAATAATACCCCATATATTATAGATAATTTAGAGTATTATAATATTCCAATTACTAGAGAAAATGCAAATAGTAATATATCTCAACTATTACAAAATTTTCTTCAACCTGTAGAGGTTTTTCCAACTCAATCACAAATTGAAACGGCAACTAGACGCGCAATATATGGTGATATTGTAACACCTAGAAATAGGTCATGTCCTATTTCTCTCGAAACTTTCAATGACACAGATACAGTTACTGTGATAAGATTTTGTGGTCATATTTTTAATACAGAACAATTAAATACTTGGTTTAGATCTAATTGTAGATGTCCTGTTTGTAGATATGATATTAGAAGATATAACTCAAATACAGGAAGTGAATTTTTTAACAACAATGAAACATCTTCCACTTCATCGACACATATAAATTCTACTCAATCAACACCTATAAATAATACTGAAAATGTTGTTTCCAATTTAAGTCAAGAGAGAACAAATACAACTAATGATTTAAATAATCAAAATACTAGGTCTAGTGCATCATCAATATTTAATGGTATTATAGATACTTTCATTAATGATTATAATTTAAATGAGTTTAATAATTTAATTAATAATATGGATATATCTGGAAATACTACAGATAATTTGACTATATTCAGGCTGTTAAGTGAATTAAATAACAGAACAAGATAAATACATTATTAATAATATATAAAGACAAATATTTATTAAATCATATGTCATCAAGACGTAATAGAATAACAAATAAAAAGAATATTAAAAAAAATACAAACGAAAAGAATATAAATGAACATGATGAACCTATAAATGAAATCAATAATGTTCAAGATAAAGAGTTAGAAAAACGTGAATATTATTTTGACAAATTATTAACATGTAGTTACGATGGAACAATTTATATTTTTGATATAATATATAAAACAATAAAATTTGTCTTTAAAATTTCAGGAATATATTTGTTATGGATTTGTTTGCATTATGCAGCTTCACATTTATATATTAAGTTTTGTGTACCTAGCACTATAATTGGATTTATTATGTCACCTTTTATGACAGCAACACCACATTGTTTAGGTCTTAGATGGATTGTATATAATGCAGCAAATATGATTAATAATATGTGGTTAATTTTAGGTACATGGATTTGTTCTACATTGTTGATTATTAATAACAATAGAGGAACTGAAACATCGTCACCTTAAAAAATATAATATATATAAAAATATTATTATTTTTGATAAACAATATAAAGATATTGCTAGTATATTAGTTATATAATGCAAACTAGAAGTGGCAATAAATGGAGTATTAATGAATTACTATCTCTACAAAGAGAGTACGAACTTTTAGAGTGGACCATTCAACAAATTGCAGAAAAGCATCAGAGAAGTGTTGAGGCTATTTTATTTAAGCTAGAGGCAGAAGGTTTAATTGTATCGTGGACACAAGCGAGAGGGTTTGATGCTCAATTATATCAGAATACTTGGACTACAACTGTAAATGACAATGATTGTATTTGTGATGAAAATGCTATGACAAACGATGACATTAGTGAAGTAGATAAGCTAACTGAGCGCGTCTGGAATTTAGAGACAAGTTTGAGTGAAATTGGTTTATTAGTAAAGCAAATGTTTGATGGTATGCTTGCTAAGAAGACCGTAAAGAAGTCACCTCTAAGAAGACAAAAGGTATAAATTTTTATAAAAAAATTTTATTATTAATATTATCTATTTGATTAAATTAGATAATATTAATCTAATGGTGTTATATTTGCTAAGAATGGTAAATTTTCATTTAAATGCATATTTTGAATTAAATAATTTTTTGTTCTTGTATCAATAGTCCAACGTATTTGATACTCTACTTGGATTTCTCCAGTTGAAATGTTTGCACTTATTTTATTCATACACAACCCAATTATTAAATACTCTCTGTTATTAAAAAATTGTTGATCTGTTTCATTGAGTAATCTCAACATTAAATAACAAATTTTTATTCTTTCTAGTTTTAATACATTATTTGTTATGTTAATATATATATTATTTTGATTTTTTATATAACTTATTATATCATTTTGACTAACTAAATTAAATAATCTATTAATTCTATCTTTATATTTAATTATGTCTTGAAATTGTTCTGTAAAAATTTGTTCTTGGGATAAACTGCATAAAATACTAAAATAACAATCCTCCGTAATTTGGTTTGGAGGTGAATTTAAAAGTAAAGATAAATTTAATATTATTCCTCTATTAAAAAAAATTAATAAGTCATCATCTGTAGAAATAAAAAAACAAGTAAGATATAATAATTGTGTATTAGTAAGAGTGTTAATTGCAGATTTTATATAATTTAATAATAAATAATATTGTTTAAAAACTGCTAAACATAATTCTTTTTTATGTGAAGAAGTATAATTATATACCTCGGCACTGTCATCTATTGAAATATTTGATAATTTACTATTATCACTACCAACTGAAATAGTATCAAATTCATTATCAGTAGACCCTTCATTATCATTATTAGTTTCTGGAATACTAATTGAATTTAAACTTTTAACCAAATTATCCCAAATTATTTTTTTTGTTATAAAAGGTTGAGATACAGGTCCATTTATTACAGTTATATAGGTGCTATACCATTCACGACACAAAAGATTTAAAATAATTATATCATATAAGTTAAATTCAGAACTTTGTTTTGAACCAAAGTTTTTTATATATTCAATAAAATTAATATCATTTATGCTTTGAAAAAAATCATCCTGAAAAACTCTTGATGCGGTTGATTTATTCAAATATTGATATACACCTCCTTGATATATTTGTTGATGAAGTGATAGAGGTCTAGGAATTTTTGATAAAAACCCTAATTTCACATTAAAATTTAAAGATGTTAATAAAAACGTAATTATGTAATTATATTCTGCATTGTTATTTGGTAAAAATAAATTTTTTAATCCTCTTTGTTGAGGAGTAATCAAAATTTGTCTAGCCGCGTTCATCATTCCACCTTTCTTAGTTTTTTTTTGCAATTTATTTTTTTTATTTCTAGTTTTTTTTAGTTTATTCGTTGAATTTTTATTTTTATTTAAATTTTTTTTTTGTTTTGTTTTCATTATATTATATGAAAACAAATTAATATAAATAAAAAATATTATTTTTTATATTTATTTTTATATTACTAAATATATTGTAATATGCTAACAGTTTCTACTTTTATACTTTTCTACTAATAAATTCTTTTCTACTAATAAATTCTATATATATTTATTTTTTTGTAAAGAAACCTAATTTTGTCAAACTTTGAACTCCATTTTTTTCATTATTTGTTTCTCTCAAATATTCATCGAATAACAATGCTTTTATTTCTTTACAACGCATTGTTTCTAATTTTTCTTCAAATTTATTTATATCGTCATAATATTCTCTTTTAAGATTTTCAACATCTTTTTTAAATTGTCTAATCTTAGGCAGTTTTTTATTCATTTCCCAAATTTTTTCTAAAACTAATGCAAATACTTGCTGAACTGGTTTCATAATTTGATTTGTAATATAAAACGAATAATCTATTTTTAATCTATTTTCTAAAATAAATGTAGGTGTTTCAATTTTATCACCTTGAAGTGCTTTTTTATTTGGAGTAGCAATATAAACAAATGGAATTCTATCTCCTGAACCTGGTTTGTTACCAGGATCTCTACCTGTAATTCTGTCAGCTAAAACCTTATGAGCAATAGATTGTGGGTTTTTATAACCTGAACGCAATGATTTTGTAATAATAAGTTTATCCATTGCATATTTTTCATCAACTATATTTTGTAGACAACTTTTTAAGAAATCAATTGCCTCTTGAATATTTTGCTTTTTCATTAATATATCAATAATGCCTCCATAAATATCTTTTACAATTGGTGCATTATCACGTCTTTTTAATACAATTCCCATTTCTTTTCTTTTACATTTATTCGGATCTGTTTCATAAAGCATACCAACATATCTTTTTTTTGATAATAAACAAAATGGCATAAATGTTTTTTCATATTCAAAATCATGAGGTTGTTTTAAAAACTTTGCAGATACATCTCCTACTTGTTGAGCTAATTCGATTGTAATTTCTAAAGCTTTTTTGCCGCGAATTGGATTACCATCTAGGTCTTCTAAATTAAATGTATAAAATACGGAATCCGTGTCACCATATATGTATTCTGCTCGCGTTTTAACATTACCATAATGAGTTGTTTCACAAATTTTATTTCCGTAACATTCTTCAATAATTCTTTTACCATATGTTAATAATTTTCTACCCGTTGCGGTTGTACATGCTGCAATATCTTTCTCATAAAATGTGCTTGTTTTCGCACCACATTGTCCATAAAGTGAATTAGCAGTTACTTTATAACCGAGTTGACGTTGATCTAAAACATTCTTCATAAAATCATCACTTTGTAATGGTATTAATTTTCTAGTATCTTTTCTTGCTTTTAAAAGCTCTTTTAAAATTGCTGGCATAATTGCTTCGCCTTCTCCTTCTAAAGGTTGAGCAAATCTACATATTTTATATCCTGACTTAATCTTTTCTGCGGCAGCTTTCGGATGCTTTCTATGGTATCTATATGTATCATATGTTACATCTACATATTCATATCCGGGTAAATTATCATACATATAGGTCCCATTTTCGTTTTTTTCACCCCAATCTTCAATAAGATTTCCTGCCAAATCATATTCTTTTGTCCAAACTTTGCTATCGTGTGATAAATTTTCACTTATCATTGAACTAGGATATAAAGATGCATAATCATTACAGGCAACTGGATTATCTAGATATAAGTCACATTTAGGGTCTAATACAATCGCACCTTCATAACCTTCATCTAATTCACCCTTTTCGATAACAGGCATTAATGTTCTTTTTTCTCTACATTTTTTTGCAATATAACTAGTCAATTTAATACCTTGACCTCTCATAACAAGGAAATTTATTGGTACACTGCAAATTTTTGCCATCTCAATAAACCCTGTGAGAATATCAGATTTATTAAATAGATAATGCACTAGATTACAATCTTGAATACAATATTTAGCAATTACTGCTCTATCATCTGCTGTTCCATTTGTCATTCTAAAAATATCTTTGGGTGTTACATCATCTTTAGCCAAACACCATCTAACTTTTTTTTCAAAATCAGGTTTAACAATTGCATTTACACTAAATACTCCATTTACCTTATCAATTTCTGTAACTAAGTATTTTGCACCATCTTCGTAATAGTCTACAGAATGTCCTATTTCTTCGAAATGAACATAACTACCAACTAATAGACCTGTCATATTAGAAGTTTTTATGTATGTATCATTTGAAGAATACTGAACACTTTTTACAAAGTCACCAATAAAATTACCAGCTACATAATCTAACTTATATGATATTAAATTTGCTTCACGACGATAAAAGTTATATAAATCAACTTGCAAACGACCATTCATTTTAATAAAATGCAAATCATGTTGACCACTTGCAATTTGAATAGTACTTTCTTCTATTTTATATTTACCTGTATTATAACCATTGCTATCTTTTATAGGTGTTCCACATATTTCATCTTTATTGCGTGATAATTTTAAAAACTCTTCCGCACAATCATTTTCTTGGGCACGATTAAACATAAACTGATAATCAAATCCAAATATATTATAACCAATTATGATATCTGGATTTTCTTTTTGAACTAATTTTTGCCAAGCAAGTAGCACTTCTTTTTCTGAACTATAACTTTCTACTATTGAATTTTTAATCGATAATTCAGTGCAACTATTTAATACAATACAATGATTAAAATGCGGATCAATATTACCATAATTCATAAATGTTGACCCAATAAATGTAACCTTGTCACCTTCGAGCTTAGGAAATTTAGAATTCAACGACAAATTTAATTCATTTAATTTTCCTTCTCTTTCAAACTTTTTATCACATATAATGTCAACAATTGTAGCCTTTTTATCAGTATATGTTTTGACATGCATTTTATAATTATCATCTTCATCTTCATCCATAGTCATTTTCTCAAACATTGTTTCTAATGTATTTGCACTGGAATGGTCGTCAGATGTTTTTAAATTTCTTACCTGTGTTTCTAACCAAATTTCACATAGTTTTTGTACTTCTTCTTTTGAAGAGGGTATTTTCTTAGGATAAACTAAATCTATTTGTTCCATTTTTTCATAACCAAATGCAGCTAGAATAATTCTTCTAAGAATATTTTTACATAATTCTTTTGTCATTTCCATTTTTAAATTTTCAAAATATTCAATAATATTTGTAGCCAATTTTTTATAAGTTTTAATTGGAACTGGAAAGTCACCATGACTACTACTTGCCTCAATATCAAAACTCATTATTTTATATGGAACTCTAGTCTCCTTATCATTTAATGGAATAATATTTTTATAATTTGTTTTGAATTCATAATGACAATTTACATTTTTAAATTCACCTTTACTTTCTATTACTTTCTTTTTTGGAATAGCAATCCAACCAGAAGGACTAATATCTCTAATATGAAAGAAACGCAACAAAGGAGGAATATTTGCCTCATAAAGTTTAGTAAATGTATCCTTGAATTTATATCCATCTTTCAATAAAGTATGTCCATTGTTATAATCAGTATACCATATATTTTTTGCTTTATTAAATGCAGTTAAATTTGTAAATTCAATAAATATAAATTTATGCTCTTTTCCACCATCAAAACCATATAATTTTTTTCGTTTTATAATTTTACACTCTGTAATTGATTCCCAATAATATTTTCCCATTTTTTCCTTTAAATGTTCTAAAAACTCTTCTTTCATTTTAATCGTCCAATTATCGTTTACCATAACATAAAAGAATGGCTTATAACCTTCTGCAGTTAATGAATATGTTTTACCATTTTCATCAACTCCAAACATCTGAATAACAAAATTATTAGTATCCTTGTATGTATTTTGTTCGTCATCTGAAGATTCAGATGAAGTATTCTTAGCATTATAAACGTTAAAATCGACAATTCTAAAAATGTGTTCCATTTTGTTAATTAGTTATATTGACTTATATTTATCTTATTTAAAATTAATCAATTTTTTATAAAAATAATTGTGTTTTATTTTGAAAAATTTAAATAAATTATTATAATATTATGTCAAACAATAAACATCAACCAATATATGCTATTGCTGTGTTTAATGATGATAATATTAAAGGTGTTGTTAGATTAACTGAAGATTTAGAAACAAATCAAGTAAGATTGGACATTGGATTAAAAGGGTTAAAACCTAATTCATTACACGGATTTCACGTTCATGAGGCAGGTGATTTAACCGATAAATGCAGTAGCATGTGTTCTCATTTTAATCCTTATGGAAAAAAACATGGATGTCCTGGAATGAAAGAAAGACATGTTGGAGATTTGGGAAATTTAAAAACTAATGCAAAAGGTGAAGCAATTTATACATTTTATGATGATATTATTAAACTTAGAGGAACTAAGTGTAATATAATTGGGAGAGGGTTAATTATTCATGCTGATCCTGATGATTGTGGACAAGGTGGTAATGCAGAAAGTTTAAAAACAGGGAATGCGGGTAAAAGAATAGCTTGCGCTGTTATTGGATATTCAAAAGAGAATTTTAATTGTTAGGGTTTTCATAATAAGCGGAATATAAAAAAACAAATCCAACAAATAAACTTAAGCACGCTGTAATATATTTTACAGATTTTGTTGAAAGAGTGTTTTTATCTCCAGCAACAAGTTTAGAACCTATAAAACTACCTAAAATAATCGTTAATAAAAGAATAAATCCTATTGAAAAATTTATTTGTTTTGATTTATAAAATTCATAAACAGAACCTATTGTTATTGGAAATAAATTTAAAAACAAAATAGCACCTAGATTGCTTTTATAATCGCCTATTTTAAGTAAATCTAAAGCAATTAATATAATTCCTGTCGGCGCTATACCAGTTATACCTAAAAATAATCCTGAAAAAAGTCCTAATATAGTTTCTATTAAAAATTGGTTCATATATTTTTTATTTTATTTTATTTTATATTTATTTTTATTTTTATTTTTTACGTCCATATTTACAATATTGTTTTTGAGAAAACCCACGCGGTGTTTTACAATTAATACTACGTTTATATTTTAAAGACCATTTTCCGCCTCCTCGTTTTAATCTATGTTTTAATGTTTTATTGTGTTTTAAAATTTTCTTATCTTCTTTTATTTTTAAGTTTATCCATTCAACAAACGAATCAATACTTCTGTCTTTATTTTTTACATTACTATCTTCATAATTTTCCATAAAATTCCCTTTATTTGTAATATATCTCATTGTAGGAAAACTATTTGGCTGATTTTTAATATTTTTAACACGCTTAAGAGATTGTATTTCTATATCAACAATAACAATATCATTTTTATTTGCAAAATTTTTTAAAACATGTTGTAATTTTTTCCATTCTGGAAGTGTTGCCATACAAGGACCACAACCTTCCATATGAATTAAAACAAAAATTTTATTTCTATTATTCTCTTGAATTAAGTTATCTAATTTTAAAGATGGATTAATTCTTGTTTCTTTATCCATATTATCATTAGATTTATCTATATGTAAAAACACCATTATATAATATAATTATATAAAATAGAAATTAAATATAAATAAATTATAAATAAATTATAACATTTTTATCACTATAGTATATAATGACAACTTTGACCTATTTATTTATATTAGTATTTTTAATCGGTTTGTATTTTTACTCAAAAAATGCAAATCCTAAATATGCAGAAGGATTTTCAAGTGTTTCCACAACAAGTACTAGATGTCCTAATTTGTTAATTCAAAAAGGTTCTAGATTTTATTTATATAATTCAAGATTAGCTCAAGTTCCTGGAGTTAATCCTGTCGAATTTGATAATTTAGAAGATTATACTGAATTTTTGGATTGGCAAAGAAGTCAAGGAATAAGATGTCCTGTGCTATATTTACAAGAAACATATGATGCACAAGGTAATCGTGTTTATAAGGTTAGACCAAGTGTTTCTGAACCACAAGCAGGTTTACCTCCTTCTATTCTAGCACCAATAGGTGTAGCATCACAACAACAACCTCAATTAATGGAAACAGGATTAGAACCTGTAGGTGAACCTGCTTATCCCAATCCAACCCTTTTAGTTGATGCTACAAGAAATGATCCTCCATATAATACAAATTCTTATCCAGCTTACGACCAAACTAGTTATTATATTGGAACAACAACACCGTTAGATGCTATGAATATTGAACAAAATAAAACAGTAGTAAGTCCAAATCCAATGGATGATAATTGGGGTGGAGTAAACTATACACAAGAATTAGTTAACGAAGGTTATTATAAGGCAAACGAAGTTTCTATTTATATACCATAAATTATAATTTATTTTTGTAATTTTAATGCCCTATATAAAAAATATAATGCAATTACGAAATGAACTCCACTAACTAAATAGTTAGCCAAAAGTTCACTTATTTCTACTGTCATTTTTGCACCAAAGTATGAAAAACATAAGTAAAATAATACATATACAATGCCTAATTTTATGTTTGCATAACCTTGTTTATAATATTTGTATACTGCAGGCCAACTTGCTGGTGAAGCAACTAGTGTTGTTCCTATTGCAGATTTAGCATTTGGAACTAAATCTAAAAGTAAATATCCTGGAAGTGCTAAAGTAGTAACACCTAATCCTAAACCTCCACCAAAAACACCCGAAACTGCACCTAAAATAGCTGTTAAAATATATTTTGTTATATTATTCATTATATTATTTAATAATATAATTAATATTTGCAAATTTTTATTATGAAGTTTTATCTACAAATTTCATAACAGTATTTAATGCTGTTTTTGCTGCATTCATATCTGCTAATTGTTTTATTGCGGCTGATGGATTATTACTATCTACAGAAAGAGTAGTTTGTAACATTAAACTATTAATCAAATCATCTAAATTTAAAATAGCATTTTCATAATCTGAACGATATTTGCTAACTAAAAATGTATCCTGAAGTTTTATATTAGCAGCTTTTAACGTAGCACCATACGCAGAGGCATTTCCAGCAATGCCATTTGATGTTGGTGTAACAGCGCTTGCACTGGCTGGAGCATTTGATGTTGTCATGCCTTCTTTATAGCTAAAGTTGAAATTTCTAAATAAAATATATACTATAAAACATATAAATATAAATAAAAACAAATTCATTAATTCTTTCTTCATATAATATATTTTTATTTTTTCAATAGAAACTTTACAATATTTGCTATACTAGTTTTGTTTATTTTTCTAATTTGTCCTTTTGTATTTGTCGATGTTATATCTTTTAAACAATCATTATTATTCTCTATTTCCTTTATTAAATTTGGCAAAGTTTTATACTTTTCCATAATTGCCAATGCTGTTACAGAACTTATTCCTGGAATTTGACATAACATGATTTCTCCAATATTGTCGGGCGTAATATTTTCTTTCTTTACTTTTTTAATAACATTAACATATTCTTTTTCACTTTGTTCTAAAGTCTCTGAATTATTTCCTCCTTCCATTTCAGGTTCAACAATTGATTGTGGATTTTGATAAAATGGTTTTTTCCCTGACGTAATTCCTTTTTCTAATTTATAAGCCATATTACAAATAATCGTAGCAGATTCTTCTAAAGAAAATGACCTAAAAACTGAAAAACCTTTATAATAATTTAGAGAAAACATTGCAGAATATAATGTCAATTTTTCTAAAGTATCGTCTGACTTAAAACGATTTATGCGTATTGATCTGCTTAGGTCACCTTCAACTAAATATATAATGTTATGATTATGATGATTTAAACCATTAAGTCTATATGACTGTTCTTCATATCTACCATCTTTAATACTTGATAACAAATCGGGTAAAGATTTTCTCTCTATTATAATCTTATCTTCCGAATCATCTGAAATAATTATATCGCCGATAGGTAGAGTTTCTGATTTTACTGACAGCGATTTAAAAATTGGAACATTTATTATATGCTGATTAATTTGTTGAAGAAGATTTGTCTCGCGAGTATCAATTTTAATAATCATAAATAATTTAATAATATGTTATTAAATCATTTTACAGAATAAATAGTTTTTAAAAAACTACTAAAAGTAAAAATAATATATAAATAATGTTATTAACCCATATTTCCACCAATTGTAGCTCTGTATCCAGTTTGTTGTACTTGAACAGTTCTGTTGGGAATACAAAATCTAGGAATACTTTGTGGCGCAGCAATCAAGTAAGGTTGAGATGACAAGAACCAACCTACACGAGGAGCTATACCTGCCTTTTTTGGGCCGCCGCACACGTTAGTGCGCGATACAATTGAAGCCTGATTACGGGCATTGCGTGATCCGCTCATATACACCATTAATATAATATAGAATAATATTTTATTTTTACTAATTATGATAATAAATTTTTATTATAATTTATACTATTCTTCTTCTAAATATTTCCAAATAAATCCTCCAGCAGTTTTTCTATTATTTTTTAAAACACCTGCTATATTAGATTTTCCTATATTTAATTCTTTTGATGCTTTTGTAATAGATTCAAATTCATTAATTTTTTTCATTTCTAAATTATATTGTAAAATTGTTCTTTTGTAATTATTTCCTAAACCACAATTAAATTTATGTATTTGATTTTCTTTATTTGTTACCCATTCTAAATTTTCAACCGAATTGTTTAACTTATTTCCATCAATATGATTAACTTGTTCTTTATTTTCAGGATTTTCAATAAACGCTAAAGCAATTAGTCTGTGTAAAGCATATGTTTTATTGTAAATATAAACTCTAATGTATCCATTTTCATTAACTTTATAATTATCCATAATTATTCCCGTGCTATTTTTAAATCTTCCTAAATTAGAAACTAAATATTTTTTATATTCCATATTAACATTGTCTAAAATAACTTCTTTCCATATTTCATTTTCTAAATCATTATTTTTATTTTCATATTCCCATTTAAATTTATAAGCTAATTTTGATAAACCATTTAAGCAATTTCCTATGGCATTTCTACCATTATGAACTGTTTTAGTATATCCATTATTAAAAGCCCAAGTACCAGCTAACTCAATTGAACCATACCTTTCGATTAGCTCATTTGTATCTGGATTTACTCTTATAACTTCTTTATTTTTATTGCAAGTAATTTTAATACCTTGACATCTATGTATGTTATTTTCTTTACGTGTCATCCATTCTAAATTTGTTAAATTATTATTTAATTTGTTTTTGTCTTTATGATTTACTTCTAATTTATTTTCTGGATTAGAAATAAAAGCTAACGCAACTAGACGATGCACTTTTAATGTTTTTGCACAATTTACATTTGTTAAAGAAATATGGTAATAACCTCCTTTTAAATTATTTTTTAAATTTTTTTTTGTTATATTATTCTTAATATTACCAAAATTGCTTACACTATAAATTGGGAAATCTGTAATTGGACGCCACTCTTCCATATTGGTATATATAATATACCATCCTATTTCTAATATATTTCAATTTTATTATTTATAAAAGATATAAAGTCATATTGATAGTTATAATATACAAATGACAGAACCTAAATTAGCACACGACGACGATATTATTAAAACCGAAGATGGACTAATATTTAATCCTTATAATCCTCTAAATGTTAAGATTACATTGAATGATGTTCAATCTATTCTTTCCAAATATGGACTACCCAAAACAGTATTTAATATTGCACTTTATGAAAGAGCTTTTGTTCATCGCTCTTACACTAAACGTCCTAATTTTGAAAATATTCAGCAGAATATTACCATTGTAGAAAGACCGTCAGATTGTATGCCATTAAGTAGCAAATCTAATGAGAGATTAGAATTTTTAGGTGACGGTGTATTGGAATGTGTTACTAAATATTTGCTTTATAGACGTTTCCCTAAAGCGGATGAAGGATTTATGACTGAAAAGAAAATTGCTATTGTAAAAAATGAAGCTATCGGAAAAATCGCTCTAGAAATGGGATTATATAAATGGCTCATTCTCTCGAAACACGCGGAAGAGAAAAAAATTAGAACAAATTTAAAGAAATTAGGCTGTTTATTTGAATCATTTGTTGGTGCATTATTCTTAGATTTTAATAAAATAGAAGTTAAAGATGAAGAAAATTGGTTTCAAAGTATGTTTGTTACTGGACCTGGTTTTCAAATGGCACAAAAATTTATTGAAAATGTATTTGAACAGCATATAGATTGGACTGCTCTTATTCAAAATGATGATAATTATAAAAATATATTACAGGTTAAAATTCAAAAGGAATTTAAGGTTACTCCACATTATCTAGAAATTGAACATGATTTAGAATTAGGATATAAAATGGGTGTATATTTATGTTTAGGTCAACCTATTTATAATTTGACACATAATGATGCAGTTGATATTTCTTTTTTTAAGAATTTTGCTGCAATTCAGGAATTAATGGCAAATAATGGCAAAGCATTTATATTTATGGGTGAAGGACAACATAAAATTAAACGCAAGGCAGAGCAAATTGCGTGTAATGAAGCATTAAACTTTCTTAATATTGATGATAAATAAATTTAGAATTTTCTTTGTTTTTTACTTTTTCTATATTTTTTAGTTTTACTTTTGCCACCTCTTTCATTTTGACTTATAAATTTTATTTTAGAAATATAATTTGTTAACCCTAGTAAATTTCTTATTGCATTAATTGAAATACTTCTTTGTTGAAGAGGTTCTGTATTTATTTTGTTATTTTGCATATATAATTCAAAAATATATCTATGTTTACCAGATTTTGGTGGAGGAGTAGGACCTTTATAAGAAAATATTGTCTCACCATTATTTATATTATTTTCACTTATATTTGTTACTAACCAATGTACAAAACTTCCAACTACAGCATCTGGATCATACATAATTAATGTATAGTATTTATCAGAATTTAAATTTAATTTAACTTCTGGTTTTGTTTGTCTTTCAATAGGTTTAACAATTTCATTATTTCTTATTTTTTTATTATTATAATAAATTTCCATTTCTCTCTATATTTTATAAATATAAATAATATTCAATACATAAAATTATAAAAATTTATATATTCAAATTATATAATGAATCCTTTAGCTGCATTGAAAGAAAAATTAATGATAAAACCAAATGTTGAAGAGAGAGAAAGAGTTGCTGTTGTAATTAAAGGGGTTAAAAAAACTACTAAATCTGAAGCACCTAAAAAGAAAAAAGAACAGGAAGAAGGAGAAGTAAGTGAACAAGGACAACTAAGTGACGAAGGACAACTAAGTGACGAAGGACAAGTAAGTGAAGAAGAAAAGGATAAACAAGAAGTTGAGGAAACTGAAGCACAAGCTAAACAAGTTGGACCTGTAATTGTAGATGAAACGCAACGAGGTTTTGACCGCAATGAACTTCTAAAAAAATTGACTGAAAATAAAAAACTTAAAGTTACAATGCAACCAGTGTTAAAAATTTCTGAAGAGAAAAAGGCGTCTGAACCTGTTCCTTTACCTGCTTCATCTAGCAAAGTAAAAAAATTAGATATGAATAAACCTTTAGTTCTCAATGAAGAAGCAGATGAAGATTCTGATAGTTCTCAAGGTGCATATGTTATGCCAGTTAAAAAGAAGGTTGTTTTTCAAGAATTAGAAGAAGGAGAGAAGGAAAAAGAAGCTATACCTATTAAAGTTCCAAAAAAGAAAAAGAGAATTACAGAAAAACCTGAAAAGGGTGTAGCATTATTAGGCCCTGAAACTTTAGTTCAATTTGGAGACACCGATTTAAGAAAACGTATTCCCAAAAAGAGAGAACAAGTTTTAATTAAGGCTTCTTCTTATTTTATGAATAATAGAGAGAAATTTGTCGATTTCATTAATTCATTATTCAGTCGTTATCGTGATGAAATAGCAGAAAATAAGGATAGTATTTCATGTGATACTATTGGTAAAACTTCTACTAATTTCTCTCTATTAACTCATCAAAAAATTGTCCGTGACTATATGAACATCTTTACACCGTATCGTGGATTACTTTTGTACCATGGTTTAGGGTCGGGTAAATGTCACGCAAAAGATACTCCTATAATGATGTCAGATGGAACTATTAAACTTGTTCAAGATATTCAACCAGGAGAACTATTAATGGGTGATGACTCAAAACCGCGCAAAGTTCTCTCTTTAGCAAGAGGTAAAGACAAAATGTATGATATTATTCCTGTTAAAGGAGAGAAATATAGAGTTAATCAAGAACATATTTTATGTTTACGTGCTTCTGGATTTCCCAAATTATGCAAAAATAATCACAAATCTAATATTAACTATAATATACAATGGATTGAAAACAATAAGTTTCAATCAAAAACATTTACTTTTAAAACATTAAAGGATAATGAACAGCAAATAAAAATAGAAGCAGAAAGATTTTATGAAAAAATAATAAATAATAATCAAACAAATGATAATATTATTGAAATTGCAGTTAAGGATTATACAAAATTATCAGAAAAGAAAAGAAAAATTTTGAAAGGATACAAGGTTCCAATTGATTTTCCAGAAAAAGAATTACCAATTGATCCATATATGATTGGTTATTGGTTAGGGGATGGCACTAGTTATACATCAGAAATAACAAGTCAAGATTCTACTGTATTGTATTATTTTGCAAAAAATCTACCAAAATATAACTTGTTATTATCACATAGAAATAAATATACTTATGGAATTACTGGAAATGGAAAGTACTATAACAATGTGTTTTTAAATACGTTAAAAGATTTAAATATGATAAATAACAAACATATTCCTTTAATTTATAAATGTAATTCGAGAGAAAATAGATTAAAATTGTTAGCAGGTTTATTAGATAGTGATGGAAATTTATTCAATGGTTCATTTGAATTTACACAAAAAAATGAACGTCTGATGGATGATGTTATTTATTTGGCTAGAAGTTTAGGATTTATGTGTTATAAGTCAATAAAAGAAACATCATGGACATATAAGGGTGCAAAGAATTATGGAACATCATTTAGAATTTGTATAAACGGTAGTGGTATTGAAGAAATACCTACTAAAATACCAAGAAAAAAGGCAGAACCAAGAAAAAAGGCAGAACCAAGAAAACAAATCAAAGATGTTTTGGTTACAGGAATTAAAGTTCAATATGTAAATGAAGACGAATATTATGGATTTATGATAGATGAAAATTGTAGATATGTTATGGGTGACTTTACTGTAACACATAATACGGCAACATCAATAGCAATCGCTGAGGGAATGAAAGATACCAAACGAGTTATCATAATGACGCCGGCCTCTTTAAGAGCAAATTATATTGAAGAACTTAAAAAAGCAGGTGATTTGCTTTATAAAAGAAATCAATATTGGGAATGGATTTCTACAGTTGATCATCCTGAGGCACTAAAAACAATTTCTGCCTTATTAAATTTACCGCAAGAATATATTCGAAAACACGGTGGAGCATTCTTTATTAATATAAAGAAACCTTCTAACTATGATACACTTAATGATAGAGAAAGAAAAGTTTTAGAAGAACAATTGAATGAAATGATTAGACAAAAATATATGTTTATCAATTATAATGGTTTGCGTGCAAAAAAATTAGCCGAAATGACTGCAAATTTTAGTATTAATATTTTTGATAATGCAGTTGTAATTATAGATGAAGCACATAATTTAATTAGTAGAATTGTAAATAAATTGAAGAGAGAAAAACATATTACAGGGGAAGAGAAAAGAAAGAAAAGGAAAGAAGAAAGCGAAGAAAAAGAAGGTGAAACAAAGGAAGAAAAAGAAAGCTTATTTGGAGAGCAAACTCCTCTTAATTTGGCTAGTAAATTGTATTATATGTTATTAAGAGCAAAAAACTCGCGCATTGTATTATTATCTGGTACACCTGTTATTAATTATCCTAATGAATTTGCAATTTTATTTAATATTTTGAGAGGATATATTAAAACCTGGAAAATACCTTTAGTAGTTAATACAAGAAATAAAATCGATAGACAAACACTTTTAGAAATGTTAAGTGGAGAGAAAACAATGGATTACCTAGATTATTCGCCTTCTAGTAAAATTTTAACTATTACAAGAAATCCGTTCGGATTTAAGAATAAGATTAAAAAGGAAGAAGGATATAAGGGTGTTTCAAATGTTAAAAAATATGATAGTGGAGAAGTTACAATTGATACAGAATTTATTTCTGATGAAGATTTTGAGAGAAAAATAATAAACATTTTAAAAAGAAATGATATTGATGTAGTTCCACAAGGCATTGAAGTTATGAATAGAAAGGCATTGCCTGATGATTTGAATACTTTTTGTGCGAGGTATATTAATGATAGTGATAAAAGTTTGAAAAACGTTGATGCTTTAAAAAGGCGCATTTTAGGATTATCATCCTATTTTAGAAGTGCACAAGAAAGTTTATTACCAAGATATAATAAACAACTAGGTGTTGATTATCATGTAGTTAGAATTCCAATGAGTGATACCCAATTTAGAATTTATGAAGGTGCACGTGCAGTGGAGAGAGAATTAGAAAAAAAACAAAAAAAAGGACCACAATCAGAAGTTAGTGAATTGTTTGAAGAAAAATCTTCTACTTATCGTATTTTTTCTCGTCTATTTTGTAATTTTGTTATGCCAGAAAGACCTACACCTGGAGAGTTTAGAATGGCAAGAAATTTAAAACGAGCAGGAGAACAAATGAGAGTAGAGTTTGTGTTTATAAAATTAAAAGAACAAATGGAACCTTTATTTTCAATTTTGAATCAAATTGAAGATTATAGTGAAAGACGTAATTGGGAAATAAAATTTGATAATGATTTGCGTTCTTATGTTAAAGATACGATTGATGCTAAAAAAAAGGGAAAACAGCCTTCTGATAAAAAATATAAACAAATTTTAGAGGATATTCAAAAAGTAGAAAAAATTATTTTAACGATAAAGAAGAAAAAGAAAATTAGTGAAAAAGAAGTTGAAGAAAGTATTAGTAAAAGATTAGAAACTTTTAATTTTGAAGAAGCCTTATTAGAATCTGAAGACAACCTAAAAGAAGAAGAAGAAGAAGAAATTTCTAAAAAAGATCAAGAAACTCTATCAGCTTTGTTAAAGGAAGCAAGAAAAGAAGAAAATAAACAAGATGTTGAAGATGAACGTGAAGGTGAAATTGAAGCTGATGAAATTCTTGAAAAAATTGGAGGTGAAACTTATGTAGAAAAACTAAATAGAGCAATTCTTGATATTAAAGAACATTCAAACGATTTTTTAACACCTGAGGCTCTTGAAACTTACAGTCCTAAGTTTTTACATATTCTTGAAAATATTCAAGATCCAGAAAATATTGGACTACATTTAGTATATACACAATTTAGAACTGCTGAAGGTATTGGACTTTTTAGTTTGGTTCTTGAAAAAAATGGGTTTGCCAGATTTAAAATTAAAAAAAATTCTCTCGGAGGGTGGGAAATAAATATTTCTGAAGTGGATGAAGGAAAACCAACTTTTGCTTTATATACTGGAACAGAAACAGCAGAAGAAAAAGAAATAATGAGACATATTTATAACGGTGAATGGGATGATATTCCTGATAGTATAGGTAGTGTATTAAAATCTAAGTATCATAATAATAATATGGGTGAGGTTATCAAAGTTTTTATGATAACTTCATCAGGTTCTGAAGGTATAAATTTGAGAAATACACGTTTTGTTCATATTATGGAACCTTATTGGCATCCTGTGCGTTTAGAACAAGTTATTGGACGTGCTAGACGTATTTGTAGTCACAAAGATTTACCAAAATCATTGCAAACTGTAGAAGTATTCGTTTACTTAATGATATTTTCAGAAGCTCAACTTAAATCAGACGAAGCAATAGAATTAAAAAGAAAAGATTTAAGCAAGGCAATTCCTAAAGTTCCAATTACAAGTGACCAATATTTGTATGAGATTTCTGAAATAAAAGCAAATTTGACTTCTCAACTGACAGAAGCTGTAAAAGAAACAGCGTTTGATTGCTATATTTATTCTAATGGAAAATGTGTTAATTTTACTAATCCTACAAATGATAAATTTTCGTATGTTCCTGATTTTGCCGAGCAACAAAATGATACTACAGTTAAAGCAAATAAAGTTGCTATAGAGTGGGCTGCAAGTGAACTTACAATTGAAGGAGTTACTTATGCAGCTAGAAGAGTAAGTGATATAGCATTCGAACTTTATGATTTGAATACTTATAAAAGAGCATTACAAGATCCAGATATTCAACCTTTAAAAGTAGGAACATACGAGTTAAATGAGCGCGGAGAAAGAGTTTTAAAACTACTAGTAACATAATGAAATTAATGTTTCTATGATATATTTTTCTTCTTCTGTAAAATTATTATTATAATCATTAATTCCTTCTGCCAAAGAAACAATTGATTTATCGTAACATTTATCATAAAATTTTTTAAATACCTTTAATAATTTAGGTGCGCTCTTTTTTTTTAAAACCAAAAATCGCAAACCGTACATTTTCATTTTGTATTTGCTATAATTAATATCTATTGAGATAGACACATTTAATAAACCTAAAATTATGATAATAATTATAATGATATTCATTATTATAATTATTATTTTCTTTTTTAATTTATTTTACCATAAAATAAATTAAAAAATTATTCAATTTTTATTTATTAAAATATTTATAACCTTATCTAGTTTGCTGTTTACTATTTTAAGTTCATTTTCTAAATAAGTTATTCTATCTTCATTTGTATTTTTAATAGATATATTTTCTTCTAATGTAAGTGCAATATTATCTTCATTTTCTTTTGTTTGTTCTAGTTGGTTAACTTTTTTTAATTTTTGAAATAAATTTGTTTCCAATTCATTATCCTGAAATGTTATAGAATTGATTTCTTCATTATCTCCCCAACTAACATTTTTTTTTGATGGACTTTCATTCAGCGTATTAATATATTTTGATTTACTATAATTTTGATTTTGTTGAGTGAAATCTTCACTATTCTCACTTGTTATTTTTTCATTTTTAATAGATGTTTCTTGAGGTTTTAACCAATTATTAGTATTATTTATATCCGAGTTATAAATTCTATTTATTTGTTCAACTTCATAATTTCTTTTTGCAGTCATTTCTTTTATAATTCTATCCATTTCTAATATAGGAGTTTCTTTATATTTCTCTGTAAAATCAGGAACTTCTGGAACTTTCATTGTAATAGAGTTAGTGAATTCTTCTTGGCGTTTTACTAAGTCTTTTTCAAATTGTGACTTTTTATCATTATGTATTTCTTCATATGTTACTAATTCTTTTGCAGGAGCTTCATCAAATATTTTTATTTTATTATGTGTTTTTTGTGGTAGTAAATTAGTTTTTATAAAATTTAATATAAGCATAATATATTTTTTATTTATTTCTATTAAATTAGTTGATTTTTTTCTCTCAACTTCAAAAAATCCAGTAATATTGTTTATAAAGATTTCAGATACAGTGATTTGATTTTCTTTTGGTAAAAATTTAAAAATATCTTCATCACTTATTACATCCCATAATGTAGAGACATTTGTTTTTTTTAAAAATTCTGAATTATTCATAATTATTAATATATAAAATAATATTTATATATTAATAATTTATTAATTATAATAAAAATTGATATAAAAATCATTATAAAAATATGAAAACAAATAAATATCGATTATACTATTAAATGACAGAATTTTCTAACTATATTAAGAGATCTAGATCTATTCATGCCCCTTTTCAAGACCTTTATGAGAGAACTAATTCTATACAATATATATTAAAAGATGAAAAAATTGATGAAGAATTGGATGAAGAATTTGAAAATATAAAATATTCATTTGGAACAATTAATTTAAATGATCATATTGACGAAAAAGAATACGCAGGACCAACTAACGAAAGCAATTGGGTAGTAAAAGGTAAACTTATTGTAGGTGCATATCCTGGATATGTTAATGATGTAGAAAATGAAGAAACGTTAACAAAAATATTAAATTGCGGTGTGAGTATATTTGTTTGTTTACAAGAAGAATATGACAATAACATTTCTGATGAAAATTGGAAAAATCTTATTGGATTAAGACCGTATTTTAAAGATGTTGAAAAAATGATTTATAATAAAGAACAATATCCTAAACTTACTAGTTGTGTTACAAAAGTGTCACTAATTCATGAAAAAATTAAAGATTGTGATATAATTGACGATACTGTAACACTTTCACTTGCTAAAAAACTTGTAAAAGCGATTTATGATGGTGAAATTATATATTTACATTGTTGGGGGGGACACGGAAGAACAGGTGTAATCGTGTCTATTATGTTTCATTTGATGTATAAACTTAGTGCTGGTAAATCTATGTATTTATGTCAAAAATTGCATGATACACGGGAAAACGATTTAGAGGTTTGTTCACCGCAAACAATAAAACAACGTTTGCAAGTTACAAGAATAATTACAAAATTATTAAGTAAATTACAGTGAATCATTAAAATAAATACGTCTAAATTTATTCATATATTCATCCTTTAGAATATGGGTTTTTAAATAGTGTTCTGTAACTTTATCTTCTAACATATGAACTATGAAAAAGAGTGAATATATTCCACATTCTGTGTTTCCATATTGATGTTCTATGCCTTGATTACTATCAAACTTAATTTTTATTTTAGGAGATAAATTTAATCCTTGTTCTTCTATGCGTTTAACAAGTGTCATTATTTCACTTGTTGGCTCATCTCCAGTACTATCGAAAAAGAATATTTTTTTCTTTTTTATATTAATAAACATTGAAATCCAATGTTGTCCAGGTTTATTATGAGGGTCGGTATTAAATATTATACCGATTTTTGTTTTTCCATTTTTTATTTGTTCTTTAAGACTGAAATTACATAATTCATCCCAAACGCATTCACCGTATAATTTTCTTGTATCAAAATCAATTGGACTAGGACCAATAAAATCGAAACATTTATATGCTTTTTCATATTGTTTCATAACATTTATAATATCAATACTTGACAACCATTCATTTGGATTTTTTTTCCATTCTGGAGGAGATTCTGGAGCAAATGAATCTGCCATATCGCTTTCAATTGGACCAAATTCCGCTTTTTGTTTTATCCAACACGATTCTTTATTACAAATACCCTTTAAGTATTCGCTTATTAAACGGTGAATTTCCTTAGGAGAATTAGTTTTTATTTTTACATCCGGATGTCTTGCGTTCCACAGGTCACGTAATTTATAAAGCGATTTATTTGTATAACATGAAAAATGATTTATTTCACCTTTTGGTTTTGGACTGCAATTTACCTTTTTTAGTTTTATTGATTTATTATGATGATCGTTATATTTATTATTTTTGTAACTTGATTTATAATCCCCGCCAATATGAAAATTTCCTTTCATTTTTAGCGTTTTTGTGTTACTGTTTCTTATTTTATTTTTTTTTATTTTGGTCTTCATAAATATTAGTGATATTATTCTTTTTTATTCCTTTAGTTTTTAATTGCGGATCATTTAAATTTATTTCCTTTTGTTTTGGTAGTACAAGTTCTTCTTTCTTTTTAGTACGTGTTTTTGTAATATATTTATCTAAAGTAGGAACATCTAATTTAATTGAACGCGTTAGCAATAAATCAAGTTCTAAATTATCAGGTTTTGTATTTTTAATATTATTAGATGAACTGTCTATACAAGTATTGTTGGAACTATCCAGAGAGAATATAATATCTTTGTATTCTGATTGGATTATGTCATTATTATCAATTGTCTTAAAGTACTGTATAGACGTAGTCATAAAATTATCATATGCATATTTTACGTCAGGTGATAAATCTTCTGGTTTATTACCATTTATGATTTCCTTAAATAGATTAAATATTCTTTTACGATAAAATTTTCTCTCTTCATTGTTTATTTGTTTTGCTTTTTTAGTCCTAATTTGGTTGTTATACATTTGTTTGTTTAGTAAACAATCTAATGTTATTTGATTTACAAATGCTTCTGACATATAATATTTAATTTATATTTTTTATATAACATAACCTAATTTCTAAATTCCTAGGTAGTTGTCTTATATAATATATTTCACAATAAATGCCTAGGCATTTATTATATAAAAAAATTGATTTAAACATAAGTAATAATATATTAATTATTAGATATCAAAATGACTATTTACTCTCAAGATTATCTTACTAATAAAATTAATTTGTTTTATGAAAAAAAAAGTTATTGTAAAAAGGTTTTAAAAAAAATTATTCGTAAAATGATCAATGAATGTAGATATGATAATGGAGAAAGTTTAGAAAGACATAATTGGGGAGACCAACCAAAAAAACTAAAATATATTCCAAAAAATAGGGAAGATGTTGCTTATGAAAAAAAATTATTAGAAGCATTGTCAAGAAATGAGATTGAATGTATAGACTATTATATTAATGAAGTTTGTTGGGGAGACCCACAATCAGGTAAAAGATTACATTCTTGTATAATTATGTGGTTCTCTGTCTTTATTTTAAGAAGACCAGTATTATATATTTTTAGAAATTTAGACATTGATAAACAACAACTAAAAGATGATATACGAGGCACAGAGGCTTATAATTTTAATATTAAATACATAAAAAAAATTTTTGATAAGATGAATGCAGAAATGAATGAAATATATGATAATGAGGAATATAAACAATATAAATTGCCCGAATTGATAGATATTGATAATACTGACATAATAAATAAATTGTCAAACCGAGAGACAATGAATCCAGGTGAAGTTTATTGTTGTTTAATGAATGATACTCAACTAGAAAGAATCAACCAGGCATTTACTGAATACATATATAACTGTGAAGAATTGGTTCATATAACATTATTAGTGGATGAAGCAGATTTAATGGCTCCTACAGCCAGAAATGATAGGACTACTACAAGCAAAAAAGAAACAAATACTGCGTGCGAAAAATTATTATCAAAAATATATAAAAAGGTAAAATACTCATTAAGAATAACTGGAACTGTGTTAAGTTTATTACCTAATATTACTACAAAAATATCAGATGGCGAATATGTTGAAATTAAAACTTCACAAATTCATAAAATGAAAAGACATGATGATTATTATGGAATTATGAATAATAGGATAAATATATTGACTGAAGAAATATTACCAGAATTTATTGATTTAAGCGAACAAGAACTCAAGGATAAAGAAAACGAAGGTATCACCGTGAGAAAACCGTTAGTTAGTGAATTTTGGAATGAATTTAATACGACACCAAGCGGCAGAAAAATAAAAAAAAAATATTCACAAAATCACAATTATATGTTTAATATTAAACCTATATTACAAAAAATAATCAATAGAGATATATCAACTTCGCAATATCTATATAATTCTGTTCTAATATCAGAAGATAAATATAAAGAAAATCAATTTAATATAGTTGAGAAAATTTTAATAGATTTTAAAGATATATTTGTTATTCTCTTTCACGGTGACTGTTTAAGGTTATATTTATCAAAAAAATACGAACAAGAAATTTTACATTGGTCGAAAAATGAAAAGAGATTAGATAGTATAAAAGGTGTTCACGGTTCATCTGTAAACATAGAAAATGATAAAGAATTACCAAATAATTATTGCTATTTTGATATTAATGTTAAAAAAAGGCAGAACCTTAAAGTTTTTACAATTAAACAAGTTTATAAGTTATTAGCTACATTATTTATTGAAAGTAAAATACATATTACATGTAAAACAGTTATAACTATATCTGGTAAATACGCCGATAGAGGATATTCATTTACAAGTGATGATTATAGTAAATATATATTTCATTTAACAGACCAAATATACTTTTCTCATTCTGGAATTATAGGCACTAATTTAGCACAAAATTTAAGAATTCAATTAAAATCAAACGATATAAATTTAAAAAATGGAAGCTTTGGTTTGACTTTATGGACTACTAATGAATGTAAAAAATATATTGAAAAATATGTATCTTTTATGAAAAAGATTGAAGAAAAATCCATGGATTGTAAAGGGTGGGATAGTATTAGAGGTTTAATCGAAGAATTAAAAATTACTGGAGATTCTAATTTTATTAATAAATTAGATACACCGAATAAAATGAGAAATTTAGAAGTTGCAAGCGATTATGATAAAAATATAAAAGGGTATTATATTGGATATATTGAAGAAGGAAGTCAAGATCATGATATTTATGAATGGTGTAAAGAAAATAAATATCCTAATTTTAATTGCATTAATGAAATACATAGAGACAATAAAACTGTTTTTATACAAAAATATGGAGAGAAAAAAATACATTTTGAACCAATTTATGCTGATACATTTGATGAAGCGTTGCAAAAGTGTAATAAATGGTGTCAAGAAAATAGCATAGAACCACCAGACGAAAATTGGATTAATAAGAGAAATATAAACAAAAAAGATGGTGTATATATGGAAAACATCGGTTTTCGTGAAGAAAATTGGAAACAAATGTTTGTAAGAGATATTAAAAACAATAAAAACAAATTAAAGGATGTGAGAAAAAGAAGATTTTATGTTGTTTATAGTGATAATTATGGTGATAATTATGGTGATAACGATAAACGAATATGTATAGCAATAAGATACATAATACCTAATGAAGCAAACATTTTACCTTCAAATACAAACGATTATAAAAAAATACCCTACATAGAAGATGGTGAGGATATTTTATATACGGCTATTTTGGAACCTGAAATTGAATTACCAGAAGTATATTATTTTAAAACTCCAGAAGGAAAACTTTATTTACATGATCCTTTTAATAAACACAGTTCGCTAAATGTATTATCGTATGAAAGTGAACAAGAAACCGAACAAGAAACCGAACAAGTTTTAGAAGAAAATGTTATAATTGAACAATCAAGTAACTGTGATGTTCGGTTATTTGTAGATAATTGTTGTAAAAATCCAGAACCTGAAAATTTACGTATGGGAATAAGAGAAATTTATAAAATTTATACAAATTGGTGTTCAATTCAAAATAAAAAATGTTTAAAAGAAAACGATTTTAAATGCGAATTTGAAAAATGTGGTATAAATGACGACGGACGTAAAGGACTTGATATAAACAATAAATCTGGTAAAAGAGGCTATAATATTATGGTTAAAATATAATAAAATTACTTAAAATCTTTACATTTACTTTTTACTATGGAAAAATATATTATTACTTCTTTTTTATATAAAAAAAATAATGATATAAATTATATTTTTGAATATATTAAACAAAGGTATAATTCAAAAGTAGAAATAAATAATATTAAGATAATATTAAAAAAATATATTAAACTTCAAATCATTTCAGTAATAAATGTCAATTATACTTTAACTGTAGAAGGAAATATTATATTAATGCAATACGAAAAATATTATGCAAGAATTATTAGAGAATTTTTTATAAAACATTTTAGATTAAATAAAAGAAAATATTGTCTCAAAGAAATTAGAATAGAACAAAAAAATTTAAGAAATTATTTATTACATAATAAAATTAATGCATGTATTATATGTGACAAAAATTTACCGTCATGTTTATTAGAAACCGCACATTTAAAACCAAGATATTTATTGACTTATACTGAAAAAATGGATATAAATGTTGCAGAATTTATGTGTAGATACTGCCATAATTTATATGACAATGGAATTTTGGGAGTTTGTAATGGATTATTATGTGTTTCTCCTTTAATAAGTGAAAATAAATATGATTTAGATTATTCAACAAATAAAAAGATACTGTGTTATAATGAACGTAATGAAAAATATTTTAATTATCATTATATAAATATTTTCAATAAAAATACTTACAATTAAAATATTTACAATAAAAATATTTATAATAATTATTAGTATAAATATTATAAATTTAACATGTTTGTTTTGTCATATCTCGTACTTGAGCTCTTGTGCTATTTAAAAAAATTTGAGATCCAACTAATTCTGGTTCTGGATTAGGATTAAAATGTGAAAATGTATCTCTTTGAAATAATAATTCGTGTGGGTTTGCTTGTTTAGTTGAGTTAAATTTATATTGATATAAATCACTATTACTATTAGGAACATAAACAGCTTGACTGCATTTTTGAAGTGCATATATTTGGTTTCTTAGTTCTGATTCTTTATTTATATTAGATGCAAATCCTGACCAGGGAGAAGTTGTATTACCTGGATTAAATACAGTCTGAACGTTATACGTTGGTTGTTGTTTTAATGGAACACTAATTCGACTTCTAGGATCAACTATAGGTAAATAAGAATATTTTGTTAAAACAGGTCGGACGTCTAAATAAGGTTGTAACATTTGGGAAGGAATATTTCTATCATAAATCCTTCTATTTGTTTGTTCTTGTATTTTAGAGTTACATTCAGATTGATTTTGATTATTCATTTTATAATATAAATATACTTTATTTTTATTTATAAAATGAATTAAATATTTAATTCATCAATAAAATACTTTATTTATTCGTTTTGCTGGATAATACTATTATCAAGACCTTCTTCATGCACGCCTGGTTCTTTAGTACTAAAATCATCATTCATAGATATATCTGAAAGATCCATATTTTTTTTAATTTCATTTAATAAAGTATCATAATTTTCTATTTTTTTATTCAGTTCTCTAATTGCTCCAATATATACTTCCATATTTTTTATATTTTTCATAAAATCTGCGCAAGTTCTTACATTTAAAGGGTTTGCGCACATAAATCCCCATTCGTAAATTGGTTTCTTTTCAATCATATCTTTTACTTGTGAGCAAGTTTGAGCCTCATTATTACATCCTTTTTGTTTACACTCATTAATACAATTCATTTTTTGCTCAGCTATATTTTTCATAATATCATCCATTTTTTGTTCTATATCTTTTAATGGTTGCACAATTTGCATAAATTCTGTTGCCATTATTTGTTTATGTTCTCCTATCATAGGTCCTTGGGCTTGTGTTCTGTTTCTTAATCCAAACGTATTTTGAAATCCTTTTACCGGATTATATCCACTTGGAAATAAAACACCCCCTTTTCTATTTTTTTTACTAAATTTTTTAGAAACTCTTTTTTTATATTTACGCGTATGTTTCATTTTGCCTATATATATTAATTTATATAATTTATATAATTTATATAAATTATATAAATTATATAAAGATATATTGTGAAAATTTATATAATATATGTGTGGTATTTTTGCTCTTCTTAATAGTTCTGGATTAAATAATATTGGTGTCGAAAAAGAGTTTATGAAAGGTAAAAATAGAGGACCTGAGTTTTCTGCTTTAGATACTAGTTATATGAAGATGATATTAGGATTTCATAGATTGGCTATTAATGGACTTAATGAAGAATCTAATCAACCATTAGTTGTTGATAACGTTGTTTTAATATGTAATGGTGAAATATATAATTATAAGAGACTATATGAATATATGGGTATAAAACCTAAATCTGATTCAGATTGTGAAGTTATTATTCATCTTTATCTAAAATATGGAATTGAACAAACATTAATTATGTTGGATGGTGTTTTTGCTTTTATTTTATATGATAATAGAATTACGAATGATTTAAATAATAAGGTATACATAGCGCGCGATCCATTTGGTGTTAGGCCTTTATATTGTATTAATAACAATAAAAATAAATATATAAATTTATATGGTTTTGCATCTGAATTAAAATGTTTAGAAAAATTTTACAATATGTCAGATTATAATTCAATTAGTCAATTTACACCTGGAACATATAGTATATTTAATTTAAGTAATAAAGTAAGTTCTACATGGGAACTAGAAAAAGAGAATATTCCTTATTATATTCCTGGATTTTCTCATAGTTGGTTAATTAATAATAAAACAGGACCTGTATTTATTGATAATTTATATCCTAGGATTTCTTCTTATTTAAATGCAGCTGTTAATAAGAGATGTTTAACAACAGAAAGACCTATTGCTTGTCTTTTATCAGGTGGACTTGATAGTAGTTTAATTGCAGCATTAGTAAATAATTATTATGTTTCACATAATTTGCCAAATAAATTAGAAACCTATAGCATTGGATTAGAAGGTTCTGAAGATTTAAAGTATGCCAAAATTGTTTCTGATTATCTAGGAACAAATCATACTCAAATTGTAGTTTCTGAAAAACAAATGTTTGAAGCTATTCCTGAAGTAATTAAAGCTATTGAAAGTTATGATACTACAAGTGTTCGCGCTAGTATTGGAAATTATTTGCTTGGTAAATATATTTCCAAAAATTCAGATGCAAAAGTTATATTCAATGGTGACGGTTCTGATGAGTTATTTGGTGGATATTTATATATGAATAAATGTCCTGACGATATTGAATTCGACAAAGAAAATAGAAGATTATTAAAAGATATTCATTTATTTGATGTTTTACGTTCAGATAAATCAATATCTTCACATGGGTTAGAACCAAGAACACCATTTTTGGATAGAAACTTCGTAAATTTTATTTTATCTATACCACCTAATTATAGAAATCATAAAAATAACAATGATATTGAAAAATATTTGCTAAGAAATAGTTTTCATTATTCTAATTTTGTTGATTTTAATGGAAATCAAATCATACCGGATGAAATTTTGTGGAGAAGAAAAGAAGCATTTAGCGACGGAGTTAGTTCACATGGGCGTTCATTATACCAAATTTTACAGGAACATATTGCTTTAAAGATGAATAATGACGAAGAGACACATATATATAAGACTTGCATTGAGACTGAAAAATTATATTATAAAAAGATTTTTGACGAATTATATCCAAATTGTTCACATATTGTACCTTATTTTTGGATGCCCAAGTATACAAATGCAATTGATCCAAGTGCAAGAACATTAAATTTTTATTCTTCTAATATATAAAATATAAATGTCTAATAAAACACTGGATTATTATCAAGAAAAAATTTTTGATGGTGTTATGATATTAATATATATATTAATTGTTATTTCATTTTTAGGATTATTCACAAAAACATCAAGTTACTTAAATGATGTTAATTTTTATTTAAGAATATATGTATGTTTATTTTTAATATGGCGTTTTAATCCATTTAGAAACATCGACACGTTTACAAATCTTGACCGCAAAATTTCTTTTAATGCAGGTATTGTTATTTTAACAACTACTATATTGAATAAATATATTGATGAAATAAAACAAAGATTTGATGACAGTAAATTTGCAAATATTATAAGAACTGATGCGCACGATTTGTATTAAACTAAATTCTTATTAAAATTTTCTTTTTGTTTTGTTCTTTATATTAGTTTTTTTTCGCACACTTTTATTTCTTTTTGGTTTAAAAAATTCTTGTAAATGCATAATAATATGCTTACCTAAAATTTTGTCTACTTCATATTCTTTTAAATCTTTATCAATACATTCATATTTATAAAGTTTTATACATTTCATAATTATCGTTTCAAAATCTAGGTCATTATTTATTATTTTCTCCCCTACTTCACTTTCTTTGAATTTTTTTATCATATAATCAAATTGTAGATCGTAATAATATGGTTTTATATTTATATAATATACATTATCGTTTGCCATGTCTGGATAAAAAGTGTCGTCTAAAAAACAAATTTCAGCAGTTCCTGGTATTTTTGTACATTGAATTAAATCCTTATGTGTTTTGTTATGAGTTGTTCTACATATTTCAATTTTTTCACCATTGATTTTAAATGCTGCTATTATTTGATCAATTAATTTATAATTTATTTTATTCTCAAAATACCTAATAATATGGTTTGCCCATTCTTTTGGACCATTATTATTTGTGTATATCATCATTTTATGACAACACATGGATGATTTTTTTTCCTTTAAGTAGGTTAAAATATTTATTATATTTGGGCGTAAAAATTGAGGAAATAAATCTAATATATTATCAAAATCGCTCTGAGATAGCTGTTTTTTATTTTTTATTTTTATATAATTTGCTAAGCAATCCCAAAATATACCAAATTCTGTAAAATAACCCAATGTTTCGTCTAAATCAAATACTACTATTTTCATTACTTATATATATTTAGTTTTTTGATTTTAAAAAAAACTTAAATGTATAATATTTAATATATATTGTTTATATATACTAAATTAAATGTCTCAATTAAATAGTAATGATTATAAACAAATTTTAGAATATTATAATAAACCTATTCCAAAGTCTAAAAATTTAATTAAAAGTCAGGCTGAGCATATTTTATCTTATAAATTATGCAGATGTATTAAAAAAGTTGACAAAAATAACGAATCACGTGCAATTGGAATTTGTAGTAAAACTGTATTAAATTCTAAAGGAGTTATTCGAGGCAAATTTAAATGTAAAGGAAAATCTACAATCAAATTAAAGAAATCAAAAAAAAATCTAACATTTAAAAATAGTAAAATTTAATATTTAATTTATAACTATTTTTATTCATTTTATATATAAATGAATAAAAATATTAAGGTTATCTTATCAAGACTTGTAATACTTTTTGGATTACTTTATCAACTTATATTTATGAATTTTTTTTATAAAAACCAAGTTAGTTATGTAGCATTTTTTATTTTAGCAGTTGGAGCTTTTTTTACAATTGAAAGTGAAGAAAATTGGTTAAGTGTTAAATTGGATAATTCATATATATTTTTAAACGTGCTATTATTTATATTACAAATAATTTTATTTCTATTAATTAGTTATTTTTCTTATAAATATATTTCATAAATTTTATATAATTAAATATAATTTATATTAAATAATATATATGAGTAATAAACATTATGATATAATTATTATTGGGAGTGGAATGTCTGGTCTTTATAGCGCATTTAATATTAAGAAGGATAATCCACATACATCTTTTTTACTATTAGAAAAATATAAAAAAAATTGGATAGGTGGAAGAACTAGTAATGATGTATTTCATGGAGTTACTATTGTAACTGGCGCTGGAATAGGTAGAAAAGATACAAACCCTTTGCTAATTAAATTAATGAAAGAATTAAATATTCATTATTCCGAATACAAATCTGTTATGAATTATTCTAAATTATTTCACCATATTGATATCGTTAAAGTTATAGACAAATTAAAAATCGAATATAAAAAACACCCTGAACTACATAATGAAACATTTAAAAATTTTTTTATAAAAACATTAGGTGAAAAATTATATAAACAATTTATAATTAATGCCGGATACACTGATTATGAAAATGCAGATATATTAGAAACATTATATAATTATGGGATGGATGATAATAAAGGTGGATGGACTGGATTACATATACCATGGAAAAAACTAGTCTATAAATTATACGATAAAATAGGACATAACCATTTTAAATTTTCGTGTGATGTTACTTCTGTAAAAAAAATAAAAAAAATGCCTTGTGTTTTTGAAATTAAAACTGAAAATAATAATACATATTATTCTAATAAAGTAATTATTGCTACTACTATTTCTGGAATTAAAATGCTTGTTCCAAATGCTTCAAATAAAAATAGTATATATCAACAAATACACGGTCAACCTTTTTTAAGATTATATGCAAAATTTGATAAAGAATCTAGTGAAATTATGAAAAAATATGTAACATCTTATACAATTCTACCAGGACCTCTTCAAAAAATTATTCCCATGGACGCTTCTAAAGGAGTTTATATGATTGCATATAGTGACAATAATAATGCATTGGTATTAAAAAATTATCTTAAAAATACAGCTAGTAATCGTAAGTTATATTGCGAATTAATAGAAAAATCTTTAGGGATACCAGAAGAAACACTTAAAATTACAGATATTAAAGATTATTATTGGCCAATTGGAACTCATTATTATGATCCATTAAAGAGAGAAGAATTTCACAGCAGAGAAGAATTTGTATATAAAATACAACATCCTGAAAAAGGTATGTTAGTTGTGGGCGAAGCTGTAAGCAGATATCAGGGTTGGGTTGAAGGTGCATTAGAAAGTGTAGAAGCAGTGTTAAATAAAAAATGGATTGATACATTATGCTAATGATTTGATTAAATAATAACCATGATATCCTATAGAAGCAAATGCTAACATTAATAGTATTTCAAAATATAATCTTTGTGTTTTATCTTTATTATATCCTATATAAATTAATAACGGACCTATTATAAAAATATGTATTAAATTAACCCATATACCTTTACCTTCTTTTAAATATTTATATACCTTGAAAAGATGATACACAATTATTAATATACCTAAACCTAGTAGTATATAAAATAATGTTTTTGAAATTTTCTCTCTATTTATTCCTACATAAAGAAATAAACCACTAACTATAATGATATGAAACAATTGAACTAAGAAAGTTTTATTCATTATATAATTTAATAATTTAATAATTTAATAATTTAATAATATTTTCATAATTTAATAATTTAATAATTTAATAATTTAATAATTTAATAATTTAATAATTTAATAATATTTTCATAATTTAAATGGGATTTAATTATGAAAATACTGAAGTTAAAACTCAAATGGGTGGAAAAATAGTGCGAAAAGTTTCTATTAAAAATGGAAAGGGTTACAAAAGTGTAACACATTATAGAAAGGGTAAAAAAGTCAGCTCTATTAAGAAACATATCCATAACGACCATATTAATTTAATTCAATATGGTAAATTTATTCCAGGATTATTTAATGATTGCAAATCTAGAAAAACAAAAAAGAATTTAAAGAATTAATTAATATATTAGTTATGAAGCATTTATTAAGCGTATTAAATTTGACAAAACCCCAAATACTTTTATATATCGAAAAGGCCGAATTATTTAAACAAGCAAATACATTTTATGATAAAATGAAAAATCGCACATTGATTAATATTTTTTTTGAGCCTTCTACCAGAACATCTTGTTCGTTTCAAGCAGCAATGATAAAATTAGGGGGAAATATTATTAATATAACAGACAAATATTCCAGCACTGAAAAAGGCGAAAGTTTAGAAGACACAATCAAAACTGTGACCAATTATGGTGACATTATTGCATTCCGACACCCCCAAAAAGGGTCCGCACAAATAGCAGCCAATGTGTCTACCATTCCGGTTATTAATGCCGGTGATGGAAATGGTGAACATCCTACTCAAGCATTATTAGATATTTTTACAATTAAAACTGAGTTAATGAAATTTAATATAGATATTACTTCTGTTTATAGAGAGAATAAAATTTTTGTTACTTTTATGGGAGACTTGAAAAATAGTCGTACTATACACTCATTAATCCACGTTTTGTGTTTGTTTCACAAAATATCTTTCATTTTTATTAATCCTAAAGGCTTAGAAATGCCTCAAGAAATTATTTCTAAATTACTCGATAGCCATATCGAATTTATTGAAGGAGAGACATTAGAAAAAGCATTACAAAAAACAGATGTTCTTTATGTTACTCGTATTCAAAAAGAAAGATTTGCAACTCTACAAGAATATAACAGTATTATGTTAGAAAATAACTATATTATAGATAATCATATTTTGCAATACGCAAAAGAAAAAATGATTATTATGCACCCATTACCTAGATTAAATGAAATTCATACTGAAGTTGATAATGACCCGCGAGCAGTTTACTTTGAACAAGTTAAAAATGGTGTTTATATGCGTATGGCCATATTAGATAGTATTTTGGATTGATAAATTATTATTATTATTATTTTGATAAATGGTCTAGTGCTGATAATAATACTAATTCTTGATCTGTTAGTTTTTGAAATATTAAATTCTTATCCATTGATATTTGAAAATGGCGCAAATTATAACCATAATTTTTACATACACAAAAAACTCCATCATCTGTAATTTTCATTTCACAAAATAATGCACCTTTTGTTAAATATATGTTTGTTGGGTCTTCAATGGGTATCCATCTGATATAAGCACCATATTTTAACTCATTCATTTCATCAACATATTTATAATCTTTCAGTTTTGTTAAAAGTTCTAATGTATCTTTTTTTGAAAGTTTCAGTTCTTTTAAAATATTCAAAGTCATCTCTCTTATTTTGTCTGTTGTAAAGTTTAAAAGAGATTCATTTGTATCATCATCTAATGCTTTTAATAATTTTTGCACATCCATTATAAATATATAAATATATTAGGTTATATTTATATAAATATTCTATTTTATTTATTATTTTTATTTTTATTTTTATTTTTATTTTTATTTTTATTTTTTACCAAGCGCTACCAAAGGAACCACCACCTCCTAAAAATTCATTTGCTGCAGCAGGTCCATTGTTAAACGGTTCTTGACCACCGGGTGTGGCTGCACCTACTAGTGGAGTTGTGTCTTGTCTATACATTGCATTGTAATTTGGTAATTGTTGGGTTTGTACTGTATTTTCATTTCCATAAGTTACATCGTTTGTTGGAAGGGAACTAATTGCAGTTCCATCACTATACATTGATGAAGGAGTTGCTGCATTTAATATTTGTTGACCTGAAATAGGTTGCGACACCTTTACATTATTCTTACCATTTTTATTTTTTGTATTAGCAGGACTATTACCATTCCATAATGCCATAAGACGATCTGCTAAAATCGTGACTTTTTCTCCAATCTTTGTTTGTAAACTCATTGTTATCATCAATATTGCTAAAATAATATAAATTATATGGAATTCTGGATATTTTGCAGCACTATATGTTGGAATAAATGTAATTATTCTATGTATAATTAAAAGTCCCATAAATGTAACAATAACTTGAATTACTACTTCAGCAACTATTTCTAAACTTCCTTTTTTGTCGTCAGCTTCCGGAACATATTTACCAATAGTCTTATTTAAAATAACAATAGGAATAATTGCTATTAAAGCATATTGTATTATATTTAAGACGTCTGATTTTGAGTTATCGTCAAAATTAAAAACGTGATTAAAGAAGTTTTTATTTGAATCATCTGAACTATCCATACCTATAGGGTATAATTAGAAATTAAAAATTAATAAAGTGTGTTTAAAGTAAAGTAATTAAAAGTATTTAAAAGTATTCTAAATAATTATATAAATGGAACATTTGGCTGAAGATTTTGCATATACAAATTTTAATATATCAAATAAAGAGGTTCATATTAAGCCTTCAGTAAAAGTTCATGAAGAACATCAATACTTAAATATTATTCAAAATATCATTGAAAATGGATATTGGGAAGAAGGTAGAAATGGCAAAACTAAAAGTGTTTTTGGATCCTCTATGCGTTTCTCTCTAAAGGATGGTAAAATTCCTATTTTAACTACTAAGAAAACTGCTTGGAAAACTTGTTTGAAAGAGCTTTTATGGTTTATTCGTGGAGAAACAGATACAAAACTCTTGCAGCAACAAGGCGTTCATATTTGGGATGCTAATACATCACGTGAATTTCTAGATTCTAGAGGTTTAAATTTATACCCTGAAGGTATAATTGGTCCTGGTTATGGTTATCAATGGCGTCACTTTGGTGCTAGTTATAATTGTTTTACTAGTAAGCCCCTTACAAACGATCATCCGTTTAATGGGGTTGACCAATTACAAGAAATTATTGATCAATTGAAAAATCCTAAGACCAGAAATAGTCGCAGACTAATTATGACTGCTTGGAACCCTAAACAATTAAATCAAATGGCTCTTCCACCTTGCCATATTTTATGCCAATTTAATGTTCACAATGGTAATCAATTATCATGCGCACTTTATCAACGCAGTGCAGATGAATTTTTAGGTCAACCGATAAATATTGCATCTTACAGTTTTCTTACACATTTAATAGCTAAACATTGTGGATTAGAAGCATATGAATTTGTTTATTTTATTGGCAATTGTCATATTTACGAAAATGCTATAGATGCTTGTAAATTACAAATTACAAGAGAACCATATCCATTTCCAACGGTTTCGATAAAACAAGTTAGAGAGAATATTAATGATTATCAAGTCGAAGATTTTGAAATACATGATTATAAACATCATGAACAAATTAAGGTAGCTATGGTTGCTTAAAATTATTTAGAAGCATTGTAAAATCTATTATATGCGTAAGTTATTTAGAAACAAATTATAAAATAATATTATTATGAGTTCACGATCACTTGCCGCCGCTAGATCTAGAAGAGCAGGAGATAATATCCCTCCTCCTGTATCAGGAAATAGACCAGTTACTTCTATTGGTTCTCAAGCCGCATTTGTACAGCAAATGCCTCAAAATTACCAACAAAATATAGTTCAACCTTCTCCTAATGTAAGAGTTGCAAGAGGACAACAAGGACAACCACCACAACAATTCCAACAACAACAACAATTCCAACAACAACAACAATTCCAACAACAACAACAATTCCAACAACAACTATCTACAACTAATAAATTACCATTTAGTAAAATTAGTATATCTGATGCAATCGGTTTAATAACTTTGCGCTTAGGACGAGTTGAACAATGGATGATTGAAACTGATCATGATGGCGAGTTTACTAATACTACTAACGATGATAATACATCATCTAGAAATTCAACATCAATTGATACTAGCATTTTAACAAGTATTTTTAATAGACTTGACACTATAGAAAATAATGAAGTAAAACCTACTAGTTCTGAAGAAGTTACTAAATTGACGCAAGATGTTTCTAAACTTACAGAATTACTTACTAGAATAGGAGACGAAGGTGTCAAACACAATTTAGCAATTGCTAAGCATACAGAACAATTATTTAAGTTTGAAAGAGAACTTGTTGAAACAAAGGATATTCTTAAAACATTTATGATTAAATATGATTTGTTCACAAATGAAACAAATGAGAAATTTACTGATTTTGAATCTGCTTTATCTGAGCTAGAAAAAAATGTTTTGCCTCCAGAAGAAAATACAGAAAAAGTTTTACAAAATGAAGAAATAGATTATGCTTTAAATGATATAAATGAAAATGATATAAATGAAAATGAAGGAAATAATGTTATTATCAGCGTAGATTTAAAAAATATTATTAAACAAGAATTAGCATCTAGTTCTTAATCCAAATATTAGACATAAATATAAAATTTAATAAAATATATTAAACACAAAATTTTAATATATTTAACATGAAGTTTACGATAACTGATAAGAAGAAAAAGGATATGTTTGTTTCATTATTTAATGTACTTAAAAGTTGTTCATCATTAATTAACATCATTTTTGAAGCTGAATTATTACATATACAAGGCATGGATAAGTCACATATTTGTTTATTTGATGTTAAACTTTCTAAAAATTGGTTCTCTAATTATGACGTTATAGAAACTATTAAAATATGCTTTGATTCTGCATTTTTTTACTCTATAATTAGCACCAAAAGCGATAATCAAGATTTATGTGTATATCTTAGTGATAATAATCAAGATGTTCTCCACATTGTTTTTCATTCTAAAGAGGTTAAAAAAGGAGAATTTAAAAAAACATTTAAAATGAACCTCACTGAATATGATTACGAAGAAATGCTTATACCGGTTGTCGATTATGATGCTGAATTTTCACTTTCATCTAAATTAATTTCTGATATGTTCTCTCAATTAAACAATTTTGGTGATGATATTGTAATTAATTGTTCTGAAGAGCAAATAACTTTAACTACTAATGGAATTACAGGAGAAATGAAAGTTGATATTCCAAATGACGACTTGAATGACTATAGTATTGTTGAAAATGAACAAATAATATTAACTTACAGTCTAGCATATATTAATAAAATGTGTATAACTAATAAATTATCAAGTGAAGTGGATTTTTCATTAAGTAATCAATGTCCTATGAAAATCAAATATAATTTAGGAGATGATAGTTCAATTATATTTTTTATTGCACCTAAAATGAATGACTAATATTACTTCGTTCTAGTTAGTAAAAATTATTATTATTTTTATTTAAGATTAAAATGAAAATTATTATTAGTTTTTTTATCTTTTGTTTAGTATTATTTATTTATTTACATGTTCAATTTCATTTAAAAACTAGCGAAGACTTAGAAATGTATGAAGTTGAACAGCCATCCAAAGATAAATTAGAAGAAATTTGTGATATTAGACAGCCTGTATTATTTGATTTTGACTCTCAAAAAATAGAAGAAACATCAAATAGAAGCTTTATATATAATAATTATCACGCTTTCGAAATTAAAATAAGAAATATTAAAGAACAAGAACCTAATACTGAGCTTTATATACCATTACCAATTCATTCAGCATGTAAGTTATTCAATGAAGATAAAAAATCTACTTATTTTTCAGAAAATAATAAAGATTTTCTTGAAGAAACTGGCGTTATTAAAAACTTAAAATACAATGACGAATTTTTGAGACCATATATGGTTTCTAATTGTAACTATGATATTTTACTAGGAAGCAACGATACTTGTACTCCATTTAGATACGAAATTAATTATAGAAATTTTTTTCTTTTAACTGAAGGTAATGCACAAATTAAGTTAGCACCACCTTATAGTATTAAATACTTATATCCTATTTATGATTATGAAAATTTTGAGTTTAGGTCACCGGTTAATCCTTGGAACCCTCAGGCTAAATATATTGCAGATTTTGATAAAATTAAATGCTTAGAATTTACTTTAACACCTGGAAAAACATTATTTATACCAGCTTATTGGTGGTATAGTATTAAATTTACTAACAAAACCAGTATTTCTTGTTTTCATTATAGAACTTATATGAATAATATTGCTATTTCACCTTATATTGGTATGCACGCTTTACAAATTCAAAATGTTAAACGTAATGTAGTAAAAAAAGCTAGCATTAATGAATTAAATAGTGAAATAAACGTTTCAGAAAAAGTAATAGATGAAACCGTTGTTGATAACAAAATTAACGACTATATTGAAATTGATAATAATACTGGCACAGAAATTGATAAATTACCAGAACTTTCTCCAAATAACAACAATTTTAGTTCACAAATAGATTAATTTCTTTGCTTAATATATAATGAAAACTTTTAGAAAAAGAACTCGACGTAATAAGAGAAACAATAGAAAACGAAGTAAACGCGTTTACAAAATGCGAGGTGGATGAGGAGGAAGTGTTCCTGTTATGCCTCCTTCTATAATGAAGGGAGGATGAGGAGGAATACCTACAAATACTCTTTAATGTTAATAATATACGTATTTTATAAAAATTTCTGGAATGACAATTTAGTTTACATTGTGTAGACTATTATTTGATATTGAAATTTATTTTTATTTTTATTTTTTTATTTACATAATTGTAAATACAAAATTTATATGCTACAAATTTTTAGGCAAATTTAAGTATTTATAGTATTTAACAGTTCATCATGCAACTCTTGTGTATGCGTTGTAAATGTGGATATATCACTTCTGCAAAGAGCACAACATAAATTACTTCTTAATGTCTGGGTTGTTATTGTGTTGGTTGTTAATGTGTTGGTTGTTAATGTGTTGGTTGTCAATGTTTTTATTATACATTCTTTACAAAATTCGTGATTACAATTTAGCTTCACAAATTGTCTTAGCTCTTTGTCATCCCAACATATACTACATTGATAATTTTCACTTAAATCATTTTCTTCGTTTGTCTCTATTCTTAACTGTATTACACTTTGAGGTAAATTGTATTCATTTCTCATTAATGTCATTCTTAATCCTGAAAGATATGAAATATATTCCCTTAAAACAGAAGTTGTATTTAGAATTTCTGTTTCAGGTTCTATAATTTGGCTTCTATTTATAAGTCTTATAATAAAGTCTAAAAGTGCTATATCTATATCATTTGTAACATTATCATTTGTAACATTATCATTTGTAACATTATCATTTGTAACAATATCATGTGTCGCATTATTTTCGCTTTCTAATTGAGGAATATTTTTATATATTCTAAAAATGTATTCAGTAATATAATCAATATATACATTTAGAGTATTTGTTGAAGTAATGCGAAATTTTCTAATAGCAAATGCTTTCAATAAATTCGGTTCGTTTGCATAATTTTGCACTAACCAAATTTTAAAATCATCGTGGTTATGAAAATTTCTAACAACATCAGCACATATTACTTCAAATTCTAGCAGTCTTTCACTATTACATCTTGTAATATTGTGCCCGTGTTGCCTACAAAATGAACAACATTGCACTCTTTGTCTAGAGGAAGGTCTTGGAACTAAATTTATATTTTCAGATGTAAATGTATGTAAACTCATTGTTTAGTATTTATTATATTGTTCACTATTTTTAAAGTTTTAAATATTTCAATTTTATTTTATTTGAAATTTTTATTTGAAATATTAATATGCAAATGAATTAAAGATATAAATATAACTACATATATCGTTTTGTTAAATGGCAAATTACAAACTCTATGTTAACGATAGGAGTTACAATTCCTGGGAAGTATTTGATACCATTAACTTTAATAAAATTTTGATAAATATCAATCCGATTGATTCCAAACTTTTTTCAAATGATGTATTTAATATTGATGAAAATAACACAGTCAATTTATTACATTCTTCAATACGTTCTGGTCCTGCAATACCAGGTGTTCTAGTATTGACTGGAAATAAAACCTATGGGAGGCAACATAAATTACAAAATGGAAATAAAAAACGTTCTGAATTAGCAGGTGGCAAATTATTATATAAATGTATACCTGATGATATGCGTTTACCTGCATTTTTAGTTCCATATGAAATTAAAAATATTGGGTTTTCTAAGGTTTTCAAAAATTTATATGTTACGTTTACATTTGACGAATGGAATGATAAACACCCAAGAGCAAAACTTGATAATGTTATCGGACCAGTAGATATTCTTGATAATTTTTATGAATATCAATTATTTTGTAAAAGTCTTAATGCATCTATTCAAAAATTTCAAAGAGATACCACGAGAGCATTAGAGACGAAATCACATGAAGGAGTGATAGAAACTATCAAAAGTAAGTATAGTAATATTGAAGACAGAACTAACCAAAAGATATGGAATATTATTACAATTGACCCACCTAAAAGTCTTGATTATGACGATGGTTTTAGTATTGTTAATCATGAAAATGATATACAGCAGTTAAGTATATACATTTCTAACGTAACAATATGGATAGATGTTCTCAATTTATGGGATTCGTTTTCACGTAGAATTTCGACCATTTACCTTCCAGATAAAAAGCGACCAATGTTACCTACAATATTATCTGATTGTTTATGTAGTTTGCAAGAAAACGTTACTAGAATTGCTTTTGTTATGGACGTTTTTATTAAAAATAAAGAAATTATAGATATTAAATATACTAACTGTCTTATTAAAGTTTCTAAAAATTATTGCTATGAAGAACCTCGATTATTAGCTGATAAAAATTATCATCTTATTCTAGAGGCTACTCAAGGTCTATCAATTAAAAATCGATATATCAATAATGTAAGGAACAGTCATGATGTCGTTTGTTATCTTATGATTTTTATGAATTATCATTGTGCGAAATCACTTATTACTTATAAAACAGGTATTTTTCGATCTACAATTATTAAAAAAGAATTTTCTGTTCCAGAAACAGTTCCAGAAGACGTATCTAAGTTTATAAAAATTTGGAACAGCGCTGCAGGACAATATATAGATGGTTCTGAGATTGCTGATACACGCCACGAGATTTTGGATATGGATGCGTATATACACATTACAAGTCCTATTAGAAGACTTGTAGACCTGTTAAATATGATTAAATTTCAAAAAGTCGCTGGAATAATTAAATTGTCTGAAAATGTAGATAAATTTTATGATAAATGGTTAGGTGATATTGAATATATTAATATTACTATGCGGTCAATTCGCAAAGTGCAATGTGATTGTACATTATTAGATTTATGTCATAATAATCCTGAAATAATGGAAAAAGAGTATGACGGTTATCTTTTTGATAAAATAACTAGAAATGATTGCTTATATCAATTTGTAGTATTTCTTCCTGAATTAAAACTGTCTTCAAGAATTACAATGAGAGAAAATTACGAAAACTTTGACTGTAAGAAGTTCAAGTTATATTTATTTAATGATGAGGAGAAATTTAAGAGGAAAATACGTCTACATATGTTGTAATTATTTAATCTTCTGTGTAAATACGTGTTTTACCGCAATAAGCAAATGGATCACCACTTTTACAACGGATTACAATAACAATAAAAGCTAAAATCCCTATAACTAATAATACTGTTTCAACACCGGTCATTATAATTATATTTCTTTTTTGAAAAAATATAATTATATCAATTTTTATTTAATATAATAATTACATTCATTTATTTATAGTTACTTCCTTTGCTATTTTACGTATAATTTTATCTTCTTTTTCTTTGTCATTATCTCCAGAACCACCCATAGATTCAACAATAAGTTTATTATATTGATCTGAATAAGGTGAAGATGACTTACTGCAATCTGGATGTTCTTTTTTAAATTCTGGTAAAAGAATTGCATTTTTATATGCTATTTTTTTTATTACTTTTCTTAACTTATTTTTCTCTTCATTTTCTTTTTCCCATTTATCTTCATCTTTAATATATATAACTTCTCTCTTCGTATCTGTACAATGAATTGGTCGCTTTGTTTCATCTAATGAATTCAAATTCTTAACTATAATATTTGAAATACCATTTACAAATCCTAATTTACCAACATTTTCTAAATCTGATAATTGCAATTTGAGTGAATCTACAAAATCCATAATATTCATTGCTTCTTTACATGTTTCGTTTAAAAACACATTCAAATTAAATGTTTTGTTATGAGAATTAAAGTTGCTATTTGTAATATTATTTGTTTGTCCAGTTTTACAAATGTCTACAATTTTGTTTGTTAATTCTTGATTTTGTTTCACAACATCTAATACTAAATTGGTAAGTATTTTTAATTCACTTTGTTCTTCTTTTGGTGCCGAACTTTCTGAGATAAAATTCTTACAACATTTTTTCTTATGTTTCCACAAACCCTGACGATGTTTGTATTGATTACCACAAACACATGTAAAAATTATGGTGTGCGACAAATTGTCATCCATTTGTAATCCTTTTGTCCTCTTTTGATGTTTCAATGTCAAAATGTGTTTATTATAATCACTTTGTTTACAGCATTTATAGTCACATATTTCACAAGTGAAAATTTCTGCGATTTTTGGCGAGAAATTGTCATCCATGTGTCCTCTATTTAGAGGACAGAAAAATCTCTAAATACTTTTTTCTATAAAATAAAAAAAATTTATCGTAACAAAGTGAAAATTATTTTTTTGGTAACGAGACGATAATTTTAAAATATGGTCACACAATTAAATTTTTGTTGGGTAAATATTCCAACTTTTCAAAAATGGACATAAAAAATGTCCAATTTTGATTTTTCAAAAAAACTTTCACATCAAAAAAATCGAATTTTATACTACACGTGAAGGGAACATTTTTTCACATTTTACTATAATTTTTTCTTCATTATGTAGTAAAATATAAATATATTCCATATTTATTTCTTATCTATTGTCACCATTTTTGAAATATTTTTTATTATTTTATCTTCTTTTTCTATATCATTATCACCTGGACCACCACAAGATTCTACTATTATTTTATTATATTGATCAGAGTATTTTGAAGATGCTTTACTACATTCAGGATATACTTCTTTGAATTTTGGAAGCAAATTTAGATTTTTTGATGCAACTCTTTTAATTGCTTTTCTTATCTTTTTCTTTTCTTCATTTTCTTTTTCCCACTTATCCTCATCTTTAATATATATCACTTCTCTCTTTGTATCTGTACAATGAACTGGTCTTTGTGTTACATCTAAGGCTTTTAAATTTGTTGTTATGATATTTGAAATACCTTCCACATAACCTAATTCTCCTACTTTCTCCAAATCACTGAGTTGCAATTGGATTGAATTAACGAAATCCATAATATTCATTGCATCTTTACATGTTTCATTTAAAAAGAATTGTAAATTAAATGATTTATTATGCGAATTTGTATTATTTGTTGTACAATTACTATATGTATCTTTCTTGGCTAGTTCTAAAATCAATTCTTTAATTTCCTTATTTTCTTTCATAAGATATTCAATTAACTCATCTTTCCTACTATTTTTTTCAACTTTGCATTTTTGATTATGTTTCCATAATCCTGATGCTGTAGCAAATAATCTATTACAAATTTCACATTCAAATTTACAAGCATTGTTTTGCCACTTATTGCCACTGGACATTTCCATACTGTATTTTTTGTGCTTATCGGTATCCAAATGTTTTTCCCAATTATATTTTTTACAGCATTTATAATGACATTTTTCACAATGATATTTTGATATATCATTTTTGCCATTTTTTGCCACTTTTTCATTTCCTAAAATTTCCATAAAATAGTCTGAGAATTTAAATTTAAATCCTTTTTTACAAAAATAAAAAAAAATTATCGTAACAAAGTGAAAATTATTTTTTTGGTAATCAGATGCTAATTTTAAATTATGGTCACAAATTGAAATTTTTTGCAGTAAAATATTCCAACTTTTCATTTTTGGACATTTTTTTTGTCCATTTTTGAAAATCTCAAAAAACTTTCACTTAAAAAAAATGAAATTCTATACTACACACGAAGGACCTGAATTTCTGCAATTTTTCGACTTTTCTCTACAAAATGTAGTGCTTGGTCTTTAAGTTGCTTATTTCATTTATTAATTACCCCTTTTAAAATTTCAAAAAACTGATTATTATAAAAAATTGATTATAAAAATTGTAGGATATAACAACTCATATATAAAATAAAATGCCTGATTTTATTAAGAATTATAATGTAAATAGTTTGCAAATTTGTTTACTGTTATTAGTTTATAATATATGGAAATCTAATTGTGAGTATATACATATAATTTTAAATAAAATATATTTATTAAATTACACTTCTTTTATTATAATGATAAATATAATAGCATTATATTTATTTTTGAAAAATGTATCTTTCGAAGTGAATATAAAATGCAGTTTTAAATACAAATAATTGACTGTTAATATATCACCTATTTAACCTTTATTTGTTTGATACAAAATTATTATGTTTTCAACAATAGATAATAATTTTGTCAGTTCTTTATCATCCGCAACAATGAGATTAATAACTATGTTTGATGTATTCAAATCACAGTATTTAATATTGAGTGTAAAATGAAGCAGAAATTTATTATTTACAAATTTTTTTCCCCAAAATTGTTCTGTTGATTTGTTAAAACCGAAAGCATTAAAGCGACCCTTTTCTGTAAATGTATCTTTAATAATATCTATAAGCTTATCTTTGTTAATATTACATTTAAAAAGCATTTCAGGAATGTAATAAAAGGCTGATTTCTCTCTCATTTTGGAATTAAATATAACTGGTTTAAAACACGCCATCATTCTCATTTCATGAATTTTGATTATGTTGATTTATTTTTATTTTTAAGTTGTCAAAATGTTTCAATTTTTTTAAATACTTTTATTTATCTTAATTTCAAAGTAATATAAAGAAATGTATATATTAATTATATAAATATAAATGGTCAAAGTTTGCGCATACAATTATCCGAAATCTCACGAAGAACAGTATCAAAAATATTATGATAAATATTCTTATCCCCTCCATGATTTTCAAAAATGGGCTATTGAAGGAATTGTAGAAGGACATCATGTTCTCGTGACGGCTCCAACAGGTAGTGGTAAAAGTTTACCAGCTGAATTTGCATTGGATTATTTTCATTCGAAAGGTAAAAAAACAATTTATACAAGTCCGATAAAAGCGCTTTCTAATGAAAAATTTTATAATTTTACACAGAAATATCCGCATATTAGTGTGGGTTTAATTACTGGTGATATTAAAACAAATCCAGACGCAGATGTATTAATTATGACTACTGAAATTTTATTAAATAAATTGTATCAAATTAAAAGCAATTCACAAGTTCCTAGCTCTTCAATATCCTTCGAAATGGATATTGAAGAGGAATTAGGTTGCGTTGTTTTTGATGAAATACATATGATAAACGATGAATCAAGAGGTCACGTTTGGGAGCAATCAATTATGATGTTACCTCCTCAAATTCAAATGATAGGATTATCAGCTACACTAGATAATCCAGAAAAATTCGCATATTGGTTAGAAAATAGATGTGAAGTAAATAATGATAGAAATAAAATTGTATATTTAACTTCAAAAAATAAAAGAACTGTCCCTTTAATTCACTATTCATTTATTACTTCATCTCAGACTGTGTTTAAAACAATTAAAGATAAATCTACTAAAGAAGAAATTAAACAATTTATAAATAAACCTCATATTATTCAAGATGAAAATAATAAGTTAAATGATGAAAATTTTAATAAAACTTTTAAAATGATAAAATTATTCGAAAAAAATGAAATCTATGTCAAACGAACGCATGTATTAAATCAAATAACAAAATATTTAACTGAAAATGAAATGACACCTGCAATTTGCTATGTATTTTCAATAAAAAAAATAGAAATATGTGCTAATGAAATTACAACTAATTTACAGGAATTTGATACAAAAGTACCTTATATTATAGATAGAGAATGCGAACAAATTCTTAGAAGTAAATTGCCAAATTATGAAGAATATTTACATTTACCTGAATATGTAAAATTGGTTTCTTTGTTAAGAAAAGGTATAGCTACACATCACTCTAAAATGCTTCCTATATTAAAAGAAATAGTTGAAATATTTTTTGCCAAAGGATATATCAAGTTATTATTTGCTACTGAATCTGTAGCAATTGGATTAAATTTACCGGTTAAGACATGTATCTTTACAGATATAAATAAACATGATGGAACATGCCAAAGAATTTTACGAGCACACGAATACACACAAGCTGCTGGACGTGCAGGACGACTTGGACTAGATACAGTTGGACATGTTATTCATCTAAATAATTTGTTCAGAGATATTGATTCTGCAGCATATAAAACTATGATGAATGGAAAACCGCAAACATTGACATCGAAATTCAAGATTTCATATAATCTTTTGTTAAATTTACTTGATATTGGTGATAAAAGTTTGGTTAAATTTGCAGGTCGTAGTATGGTTACTGGAGATCTTGATAGTCAAATGAAAGAAATTTATTATAAAATCACGTTATTAACTGCAGAAATTGATAATATAAAAAGTTGTTCAACTAATTTAAGAACACCTGATAGTGTATTAAAAGAATTTATAGATTTACAAAATGAAAAAACAGGTTCTGTTAATAAAAAACGCAAAGAAATTGAGAGAAAAATTAAAAATATTCTTGAAAATCATAAATATGTAGAACAAGATAGTATCGTAAATAAGAAGTTAATTTTAAAGTATACCGAACTAAACGACCTCCAAAAAGAATATGATTTGGTAAATTCGTATATTAAATCAGGTATTGGAAATGTTTTAAACCTTTTAAAAGAAGAAGGTTTTATACAGGGAAATTTAAATGATGAAACTAGTATTGAACTTACATTGAAGGGGAAAATATCTTGTCAATTAAGAGAAGTTCATTGTCTAGTATTTTCAAATTTATTAGAGGATAAAAAATTTGAAAATTTATCATCTAAACAGTTAGTTTCTTTATTCAGTATATTTACCAATATATCTGTTAGTGAAGAATTGAAGGAATTGAACCCTAATTCTAATGACAATGAAGTTCAAATTAATGTAAATTTATTGACTACGTTGTATAGGGAATATCATGATAAAGAGTTGCAATATAATATTAATACTGGAATTGATTATACTATCCAATACGATTTATTAAATTACCTCGATGAATGGTGTCACGCTGAAACAGTAGAAGAATGTAAATTAGTATTGCAAAAAATGGGTGAAGAAAAACAAATCTTTTTGGGTGAATTTGTAAAGGCATTACTTAAAATTAATAATATTTCTGCAGAAATGGAAAAGATTGCTGAACTTATTGGAAATATTGAGTTTTTAAGCAAATTGAAAGAAATACAGAATATGACTATGAAATATGTGGTAACTAATCAATCTTTGTATGTATGATATGTTTAATATGGATCAAACTACTACGATATTTATTTGAACCAAAAATTAGATAACTGGTCACTAAGGCGTTCGCATATTATATTAGAAATCAGTTATAGTAATTTGTTTTGATATTACTAGTGGTAATAAATATGGTAAGGATAGTCCGGATTTAGGTTCATTGTATACAAAGTCAAAACCGTCGGGGAACCAACCTGCTGTGATGGTCGTAGTTCCTTTACGGAGCGGTAATATGGAATATCCAAATAAATCCTTATTAATAATTGCAACTGAGCTATCAGAAGAAGTGTATTTTATAGTACCTCTTTCTATTTGGCCCTGGTTGCTCTTTGTGGTTATTTTAAAATACTTATCAATTATTTCTGTCGTCCCTAGTCTTATTGATGTGAATGGAATATTAAAAGAACCTTCTACTTTTTTAGATACATATAAATTATATGTATAACAGTTCCCAAGCGGTGAACCATCTTTTTTTGTTAATTCAAATTCTATTATTCCAAATTTCATAAACCTAAGACGAATTAATGTATCAGTACCACCATTAGAAGATGTAATAAGATCATCATCTTTTCTATTGCTAAGAATATATTTTAACTTTATATATGCTTTAGATACTGAAGTTGAAATAAGAGGTCCATCACGTAAATCAGATGAGCTTCTTATATCACCTTCAAAGAAATAAAGCTTATCATACGGATTAAAAAGTCTATTTTTCTCATTAGGAGGATCGTTAGGAATATTACTAATTACAGAATTATTATTAACTACTCTTATTTCTGGATTTGTAGTCAAATACACATCGAAACTTTTTGTTAAGCTGTACCAATCTTTTGTTTCATTTTGTGTTACAGTGATAGGTACACTACCAGTATAATAATAAGGATAATTATTCGTTTTATTTACAGTATTGTTGGTAATAGCAATATAATTAGACGTAGTACTGTATGTAAAAGAACCATTACTATCTGATATTGGAGGCTTAATAGTGCCAGCCCCTGAACTATTAATAGATAAGGCTTCTCTGAAATAAAAACCGTTAAAAGTTGGTTTTTTTTTATTTATATTTAAATTCGTTAATGCTGTTGCTATACCTGCCGCTATAAGGTAAATTCCTAACTTAGATGATGCACCTTTCGTTTTTAAATTATCATTCGTTGTTGCAGCTTGAGTTGCAGTAATGGTTGCGTTTCCTCCACCAACAATTATTACACGGTTTCCAACAATAACTGCAACTGTTTCGTCAGAAGATGTGTAAGTAAAAGTACCTGTGCTATCTGATGTTGGCTGATTAATTTCAAAAGGATTATTTCCAAATCTTTTGTCTGGAAGAGAAAAATTTGTTATTGTTGGAGTAAATGGAATTACAGTAAATGATGTATCTATCGTTCCTGAAGTGTAATTTCCGAATTCATTTTGTGTTGCTGTAATGGTTGTAGTTCCTGTAGTACCAATGGTTACAGTGTTTCCAACAATAGTTGCAACTGTTTCGTCAGAAGATGTGTAAGTAAAACCACCATCACTGTCTGATGACGGAGGTGTAATTGTAAAAGAAGTGTCTCCCCATGTTTTGTCTGGAATAGAAAAATCTGATAAAGTTGGAGTATCTTTATTAACAGTAAAGTTTACTATTTTTGTTCCTAAAGCGTAATTATTTGTTTCAGCTTGAGTTGCGATAATGGTTGTAATTCCTGCACCAACAATCGTTACAGTATTTCCATCAATAGTTGCAACTGATGTATTAGAAGATGTATAACTAAAACCACCATCACTGTCTGATGAAGGATTTGTAAATGTAAAAGAAATGTCTCCATATGTTTTGTCTGGAAGAGAAAAATCTGTTATTGTTGGAGTAGCTTTATTAACAGTAAATTTTGCTATTTTTGTTCCTGAATTGTAATTATTTGTTTCATCTTGAGTTGCTGTAATGGTTATACTTCCTGCACCAATAATCGTTACAGTATTTCCATCAATAGTTGCAACTGTTTCATCAGAAGATACGTAACTAAAAGAACCATCACTGTTTGATGAAGGATTTGTAATATTGAAAGAACCATCTCCATATGTTTTGTCTGGAAGAGAAAAATTTGTTATTGTTGGAGTAGCTTTATTAACAGTAAAGTTTGCTGTTGTTGTTGTTCCTGAAGTGTAATTATTTGTTTCAGCTTGAGTTGCGATAATGGTTGTAATTCCTGCACCAACAATCGTTACAGTATTTCCATCAATAGTTGCAACTGTTTCATCAGAAGATACGTATTTAAAAGAACCAGTGCTGTTCGATGAAGGAGCAGTAATTGTAAAAGAATTAGTTCCATATGTTTTGCTAGGAATAGAAAAATTTGTTATTGTTGGAGTAGCTTTATTAACAGTAAAGTTTGCTGTTGTTGTTGTTCCTGAAGTGTAATTATTTGTTCCATCTTGAGTTGCTGTAATGATTGAACTTCCTACACCAACAATGGTTACAGTATTTCCAGAAATAGTTGCAACTGTTGTATTAGAAGATGCATAATTAAAAGAACCTGTGCTGTTCGATGAAGGAGCAGTAATTGTAAAAGAACTATCTCCATATGCTTTGGTTGGAATATAAAAATCTGATAAAGTTGGAGTAGCTTGAATTACAGTAAAGTTTGCTGTTATTGTTCCTGAAGTGTAATTATTTGTTTCAGCTTGAGTTGCTGTAATGATTGAACTTCCTACACCGACAATGGTTACAGTGTTTCCAACAATAGTCGCAACTGATGTATTAGAAGATGCATAACTAAAAGAACCATTGCTGTTCGATGAAGGAGCCGTAATTGTAAAAGAAATATCTCCATATGTTTTGTTTGAAATAGAAAAATCTGTTATTTTTGGAGTAGCTTTATTAACAATAAAGTTTGCTGTTATTGTTCCTGAAGTGTAATTTTTTGTTTCAGCTTGAATTGCTGTAATAGTTATAATTCCTGCACCAACAATGGTTACAGTATTTCCATTAATAGTTGCAACTGTTTCATCAGAAGATACATATTTAAAAGAACCAGTGCTATTTGATTGAGGAGCAGTAATATTGAAAGTACTATTTCCATATGTTTTGGTTGGAATAGAAAATTTTGATAAAGTTGGACTTGATTTTACATAAAAATTTGCTGTTATTTTTACTGAATTGTAATTTGTTGTTTCATATTGAGTTGCTGTAATGGTTGTATTTCCTTTACCAACAATGGTTATGATATTTCCATCAATAGTTGCAACTGATGTATTAGAAGATGCATAACTAAAATCACCATCACTATTTGATGAAGGAGCCGTAATTGTAAAAGGATTATTTCCATATGCTTTTGTTGGAATGGAAAAATTTGATAAAGTTGGAGTAGCTTTATTAACAATAAAGTTTGCGGTTATTGTTCCTAATGTGTAA